CCCCCCCCCTACCAAAGCACACTACCGCTATCGCGGATTAATGGCAATCAGGCCACAACTATAGAGGGTATCGCCATGCTTAACGTAATCTCACAATTCTTCAACGTAATCTCATTGTTCTTCAAGTCTGCAGAGGACGTAGCTATCTCATGCAACAAGGCAACATCAGTTATGCGCATCAACGTAGAGAACTGGGAACAAACTGAACAACTTAAGCTACAAGAGAAACTAGCTAAAGCAAAGGCTAGTAAAGTAGCATCTATCGAGGAAAAGGCAGCGTAAGCTGTCTCTCCTTTTTCTAAGAGCACACTACACAACACAAGCAAAGACAGTTCTTATTAACCTTCTTATCAACATCATTAGATAGTTCTACTAATACGCTCTGTATCACATCCTGAGAGTACATTAGATGAATGAGTGTCATTGTATGACTTCACCTTATACATGAGCAGAGAGTGTGTCTGAGTGTCTGTAAAAGCTATTTACCCTAGAACCTATACCTTACCATCTATTCATCTCTAACCGATACATACCTATATGCTAACGCATATTAATGGATATCATGCCTTAGTCATTAACTTATGAGGATTTGCTTATGACTTTTGAAACTGTTGCATACATTGAGTCATCAACTCACCAATACGTTCACGTTACGAAACTAGTTGAAGGTAATCACCGCTATTCAGATGAACAACGTAAAGTTGGACAACTAAGTTTGTTTCTAGATGGTGAGTGGGTTGTACCTGCTAAGTGGAACTTTGTACCTGATCACCTTGAAGATGGTGTCTACGTTAAAGAGAAGTTCATTCTGCATGACAACAAAATGCACGAAGAAATAGACTTCGACTAAACAATTTACCGTCATGGCGTTATCGCGTTGTGATGGTAAAATACATTCTAACTATGAGGATTAAACGAATGTCATTAATTAAGAAGCACGTACCAATTGGTGTATTAAACAAGTTTGGTGCTGTCATTCATCACGATAGTGGTAATGTAGATGAAGAAGCAGTAGTTGATATGTTCTATGACTACATGGCCAATGTTGATTGGAGAGTTAATCAATGAGATATCTAAAAACTGTAGTTGACGGTGAAACAATAGGTTTTGAACGCAGAGAATTAATAGACTCTACATCGCAATTTATATGCGACTTAGGTGAAGCCCATATAATTAACAACGAGGTACTATTTGCGCCCGCAAATGACATAGTAATAACCCTCACAGAAATGAATGAGATAATGGAATCTCTTCAAGAAATTCAAAATACAATGACGGACAATTAAAAGCACCTTCGGGTGCTTTATTTTTTAGTGCTAACGCACAGTGATGGACATTATAACGAACAAGGGAATATCGAAGTATGAAGTTAGTTATTAACCTGTCTGTACTAGCAGCACATTGTGACGTTGAAGTTATCACTACCGACTCAGGTGAAATGTTACGAGTGTACTCACAAGGTACAAGCACTAGGTTATTTGTAAGGGGTATTACCAAGGATGGTGTATCAACAATATGTAAGTATAGTGACCGTGCTTTCCAAGCACTACGTCACCTTGTAGGTAGAGGTGTCGATTCTCAAATCGTCCCTAATAGGAATATTATTTACTACTAAATACTTATCTATTAATTAATAAAAAGGGATATAGGGTTACACCCTATATCCCGTTATTTCTTTATATATTAATAGGTATTAATTAACTATTAATACACTACACAACACTACACAAACACAACACTGGGCTGCGACAAGCGCAGCGTAATGGTCTTCGACTCAGACTGTCAAATATACTTATCACTTATCTACTTCTTCAGGTTGATTTGTTGTGCTAACGCACATTAGTGGAACAAATGGTGTTCCATTGAATTAACGTCAACTATGAGGATTTTGACAATGGCTAAATTAGTAAACCGCAACGCTCTACGTTCTAACCCTGCAATCGCTAACAACCGTTCACGCGGTCAACAACAGCGTTCAGACGGTTTTGCGAACCTTGAGGCACATTTGCCTAATGGTGTTGTTATTCCACTTTCACGTGTAGGTATCTCACTTAACCGCACTGAAAACCCTTCAACGCAAATGCAAGCACTGCATAACTACATGCTTGATAACCCTGAAGACTCAACAGAGTTAGTTATCAAAGTTAAGAACGTCCACGTTCAAGAACAGCTTGATGATAATGCGCTTGATATCGGTGCGATGCTTGGCAAAGCCCAAGAAGAAGAATCAACTGAAACAGATGAAAAGACATCTAAGTTGAAAGAGTTAATGCAGCAAACTGCTTAATTAAATATCACCTGAAGAGGACACCTTGTGTGTCCTTTTTTTATACCTAAAGGAAAGTGAAATGCCTACTGATTACGTTACGCATAACCCTTCTAAGCCCAGTAAATTAAAGAACTGGCATCTAACAGTGATCTTCGCATCACTTTCTGTTGCAACCCTGCTTGTAGGTGTTGTTTTTCATCAATAGCGCTAACGCGCAGTAATGGCACACGTGGTGTGTGTCGCTCGTTGACTTCCACTATGAGGATTATGGAAATGTTTACAGATAACTTTGAAATCGAACTAGACCAACACATTGAGCAGCTAGAAGCTGAAGTTGAGTTTGAACAAGAATTTAAACGTGATGTGCACGCTGATATGCACCATCTCGAATGTGAGTTAATGCTACCAGAGCTTAACTTTTACTAAGTAGAGGGCTTCGGCCCTTTTACTTTTCTTAACTGATTTTTAGATGAGAGCTGCACTCCGTGCAGTGTGTCCCTTACGGGACGTAGATGAAAAGAGCGAGCAGACAGATGAGCCACATGAATTTAGTTGATTACCAGCGTTACGTAGAAACCAAGCACAGCAAGAAGCAGATTAACAAAGTCATACTGAATGACCTTACTGCTGAACAGTCAATGATAGACCTTATTGCGTCTACCGCTGACGCTCTGACGCAATGGCTACATGGTGATTATTACCACTCAAAAGAGGCAAGATTAGCCCAACTCCATGAGAGAGATATGGAGGTAGTGGTAAATGAAATCTTATGTCAGACATCAGTACTTACAGACCCTGTTGAGTTCACCTCAATCGTAGGTCAGTGTGCTGGCGTGCTTAAGATGTCAGACAAGTATGAGGGTATTGTGACTACAGCCGAGATCATGGCTGTTATGTCAGAACATGACTACTTCGATATCGACAAAATCGATAGTGATGAAGGTGCTGTTCTATACCTAATTAACAACATTGAACTTAGTGAACAAGTGATGAAGCACATTCACGAAACTAAGTATCTCCCACCAATGGTGGTGCGGCCTAACGTTGTTACGCGTAACTTCGATAACGACTTACTTACCGAGAAATCATCCATGATTTTAGGTAAAGGTACTCACCATGACGAAGACATTTGCTTGGACTCAATCAACCTATTCAATTCAGTACCTTTGTGTCTGAATGAAAGAATACTCACCAGATTGAGCGAGACACCGAAGAACCCTGATATGGATGCAGATACCAAGCGTCAGTGGTTAACGTTCGTTACAGACTCATACAGAACGTATCGTGACCTAATCCAAGTAGGTAATGAGTTCTATGAGAGACATAAAGTAGATAAACGTGGGCGTACTTATGCTCAGGGTTATCACGTGTCCACTCAGGGCAACCAATTCCGTAAAGCAATCGTTGAGTTCGCAGAGAAAGAGGTAATTGAGGGATGAAAACCTTTCACGTTATTTGGGGTAATGACCCTGCACATCACCAAGGAATTTACGATTTCACATCAGAAGCCGCACTGCGGCACTGGTGGCGATCGCAGTCTTACCCAAGCATTAAAGAGGTAGTCGAAGTATGAACTGCACCTACTGCAACAAACCCATAAAGCTTGTTCCAAGTGCTACTGAAAGGGCTAAAAAACATGGAGGTAAACCAAGTGATTATACGAAACTGTTTACCGCTCATAACGCCTGTCGAGTTAAGGCGTGGTACTCACCAATCGGAGGTAAAGATGAGTAAATATAGTGATATGAGTAATCGCGCAAGAAATATTGGAAACACCTTGCGCATGATTAGAAGTAACCCTAATCGGTGGTTGATTGATGCTTCTTATCAGGAGTCTGACAAAGACATGGAGTACTACGCCAAGCTACAAGCAGAGTGTGACCGTTACCTCAATGCTGTTACTGCAATCCTTGAAGAGCAACGTCAGGCAGACCAATCAAAGCTTGACGCTATTGAGGAACTACTGAGTGAGTAGACAACTTAACCAGCTAGAGGCACTAGCCGCATTATCTGAAGGTAAAAAGATTCAGTACCTAAGTACGCAAGGTACTTACGAAGATATGGATAGTGCCGACTATAACCCTATACGTAGACCCAAACTCACATGGCGCGTAAAGCCAGAGCCATGGGAAGAAAGTTATAACTTGTACATTCAAGGATCTGACTTCCCTAATGATTACCAATCAGAAGAAGCCTATGAAGCAGGTTGGAACGCTGCCATGGAGCTCAACAAGTCAAAAAAGCCCTAACGGGCAGTAATGGGCTTGACCCGTTCGACCCCAATGACCCACTAAACTGGGGTGTCCCGATTCACTTAAGATAAACCACGCAGCCTACGCTAACGCACGGCTGCTGCATCCAACTATATGAGGATTTAGTTATGCAACATTTCACTGGTAAACAGTACATCAAAATCGCAATCGCAAACGCATTTGGCCTAGACAAAGAGTTGTTTGAAGACCGTATTAAATGGGTTGAAGCGAAAACTATGGAAGAACTTCATGCCTTAGTTGAAGACGCTGATGAACCTGCTATCTACCTTGGTGCTCTATTAGCACTTGAAGATGCTGAAGCAGGTAGACCATCAGGCTTCATGGTTGGCCTAGACGCTTGTTCGTCTGGTGTTCAAATCATGGGTGCACTGATGAATTGCGAGATTACCTGTAAGTCTACAGGCCTTATCAATACTGGTCGTCGAGCAGATATCTATACTGATGTAACTGGTGTAATGAACAACTCACCGCACATCAATGTGAAGGTTGTACGTAAGGCTGTTAAGTCAGCACTTATGACTCACTTCTACGGCTCTACTATGCAACCTAAAGAGGTATTCGGTGAAGATACGCCTGAACTAGCAGCGTTCTACGAGTCACTGAAAGATGTAGCACTTGGTGCCACAATCGCCATGGAACATCTATTAGGTGCTTGGCAACCATACGCAGACGAACATTCATGGTCATTACCTGATGGTTTCGTTGCTGTATGTCCTGTTATGGAGAAGCAAGATAAGCGTATTGAAGTAGATGAGTTAGATCACGCTACCTTTACGCACCGCTTCGAAGTTAAAGCTGGTCAAGAGTCAGGCCTATCTATCGCAGCTAACGTCATTCACAGCATTGACGGTATGTTGGTGCGTGAGATGAACAGACGTTGTAACTACAACCCACAAGAACTTAAGCGTGTTAAATACATGATTGAGAACTATTGGGCTAAGAACGGGAAGACCAACCCTAGCAACGAGTTCGTATCACTACGTATGGCTACCATGCTACATGACCATGAAATCATCATGTCTGACTATGCAGAGAACCTAGTTGAACTGCATCGCTTGATATGCAAGACATTGGCTCATAAACCATTCCCAGTGAAGTGTGTACATGACGAGTTCAAGTGTCACGCTAATTACGTGAACTTCATGCGCGAGCACTATGTTGAGATGTTTAAGCAACTGGCTCACTCTGACCTGTTAGCAGATATCTTGTCTGAAATACATGGCTCAAACTACCACATACCCAAGCTAGGTAACGTGGTATCTCAAATCGCCAGTGCTGAATACGCATTGTCATAACGAAAGCCCTTCGGGGCTTTCTTTTTTCTTAGATGAATAGTGTGCACTCCGTGCACTAGTGTGAATTGTTAAACCGATATACTAAGTTTTCGAAAACGAGGTATTCCGACTATGTAACCACGATATGCTAAACCCAGAAGAAATCACCCCAATCGAGACTGTAGACAGTCTAAAAATCCATGTTGTTGCTCACGCTGATAGCTTAGAAGAAGCACGTGAACATGCTTACAAAAGCATTATGGAAAACCCCAGTAAACACACTATTTCAGAAGCCATTGACTACTATCACAACACCGTGGTGGAGACAGTCAGTGAAACTCTCAAAAGGAATCACGATGCTTAAACACGCAGAAGAGCTAAACCGCATCTTTAAAATCTTTGTGTCGAGTAAGGCTAACATACGCCCACATTTCATCTTCACCGGGCCTTCAGGCTCTGGTAAGACTTGGACAGTCGAGCAAATGGCTGACAAGTATGGCGTAAACTTCCTTGAGATCAACGCAGCGCAGCTAACCAAAGAAGGTACAAGCGGTAACAGTTTATCCAAGGCACTAGTGCCGCTAGAGAACATGCAGCTTGGGCAGACAGTCGTATTTGTAGACGAGTTCGACAAGCTATTCATTAGTGGTAACTCTAACTCAGAGATAGCACATGAGACTACCAACGGTGTTCAGAACGAGTTCTTGAAGATCTTGGAAGCAGCTACTACCTCAGTTATGGGTAGCTACGGACACTACAACACAGTCTCATGCAAGAACGTACTGTTCATCTTTGCTGGCGCTTTCAATGGCGAAGAAGGCATTGACTTAGACAGACTACGTGAACTGGGCATTAAGACAGAGTTCTTAGGGCGTGTAGGCCTTGTCTACAACACAGACAAGATAAAGCTATCTGAACTCATTCAAGCCATGAAAGAGTCTGAACTGCTTTCAATGTACTTGGAACTGTTCCCCAAGATTAAGCGCAAAGACGTAGAGGCCTCATTAGAAGAGTCACTAACAGAAGGCTACGAGAACAACACTCTTGGCTATCGCGCTATCACTACCCTACTTCACCAGTACTTCATTAACGGTGGTCCAGTGAAGAAAGAAAAGCAGCGTTTCCTGTTCAGTAAGTCCCTGGACTTTGACAGCAATGCAGCGTGAAATTGAGTTTACCGTAGGTGATACTGTCACCTACAAGCCATACCATATATGGCGTAAGTTAGTTGTAGTTGGAATTGAAACCAACGCAAAACACTTAGATGGGACACCAGACTCACGTATTCATTACCGTTTAGCCAGTAAATTAGGACTACCTCCGGTAGTTCGTTCGACTGGCTTATGCCTGATGGAATCAAAGTACTATGAATCTAGTGCTTGGAAAGTCGTTATACCAGATCAAGATGAAATACCTGAACTGGAAAACATGACTCAGGTAGAAGCTGAAGCAATACAAGACAAATTCGCTGAAGCAGGAAAGATGGTGATACTCCATGAAATCCATACACCCGTTCATTAAGAACACTGTTCCATTTCTTTTACTGTTCTCAGCGTGGTCTTACACCGCAGAGGACGAACTAATGTACTACCCAGAGCACATGCCACACGAAAGCAACAATCCTCATAGTCCCGATTACTCACCTGAGTTCGGGCGTTGCCTAGCTTGTGACAATGAACTCATACCGCAGGGCGATAGTTTAGAGCCTGATTTGGTTTGTATTAACCCTGATTGTCCTGACAACGAAGAAGAAGAGTAATGACAGACATCAAACAAGAAAACACCCACGGCGATAACATCGCTACAATGGAATTACGCCTTAACCAAGCTGATTTGGAACCGCTGAAAATTGACTACACTGAAGCGGAAGAGCGCTTGATTGCGGCTTTTGCACCTCACATCAAAGTGGTAAAGCGTCATCCTGACGCTGCTATGCCTTCAATGGCCCATGAAGATGATGCTGGACTAGATCTGCAGACAATGGAGTCAGTTGTCCTGCCTCCAGGTAAATCATGTGTACTGCCTTCTGGTATTGCAATGCAGTTGCCTAAAGGCTTTTACGGACGTATCTCTAATCGCTCTAAGATAGCGAGTAAGAAGAACATTGCTGTAATGGCACGAATCATTGATAAGCCTTTCACAGGTGAAATCAAGATCAACCTAATTAACTTAGGCCAAGAGACAGTAGAGTTCTTTAAAGGCGATAAAGTCGCACAGATTGTTATTGAGCGTACATACAGCAACCTACCATTGGTTGAAGTAGAACAGCTTGAAGAAACATCGCGTGGCGCATCGGGCATCGATGATGCCGAGATGCGTATACGTTAGTAATTAGAGAACGCACCATAAGGTCAATCCTCAACTGAATAACACGCTCGGAAGGCTGTTTGAAAGTGACCTAAGTGGTGGGTTCTCTAACCATGTTACATATCTTCCGTGGCTTAACTGAGTACTCTTACTTGACACGGGATGATACGTAAAAGTCGTTCTTAGGTGCATGGTGCACTAATCGGGTTCGATTCCCGACTTACACGCTTCATGTTCGGATAGCTTCCTTACAAGGTGTATGTAAATCTGGTGAATGGATAAGAGGTAGAACTACTGGTTCGAGTCCAGTCGCCTAAGAGCGCAACCCAATTCATAAATACTCAGTACAGTAATGTCTAGCTGCTCCGCTCCATACTGTACTGGTTAGTGCCGGTGAGGTGACGAACTCACTTTAATAAATCGTTCCTGCGCGTATTCTTGCTACGCAAGGCACAACAGGCCAAACACCCCACGTTTTTTAACGCGGAACTACGGGTGTTTTGGAGATGTACTTACACCATTTCTATTTAACCAATAGTTATACTGTCTGTCACAAATAAACAGTAGGTACATCTGCCAAAACATCCTTTTCAAAACGACTGGTACTCGCTCAATTTCTGTTTGTCTTTCGACCCACACGCATCGAGAGACTGCGTAAGCACAACGAAACAGAGAGAGTCATGGCAAGAGTAGACTTAAATGAAGACGACAAGCTAGGTGATGAGTGATGCGTGTCCTCAGTGACTAGTGTAAGTGTAGTTTAAGTTGTTGGTTCGAATCCTCCCCAGTCGGCCAATTTTATTCCCAATGTGAACCGCGTTACAGCCGCAACAGCTTATGATCATCCATGGCAGCGAGTAAGAAAAGTACGGCATGGACGTTAAATGGTATGGTTCAAGTTCAGTTCATTACTTGACTACGAGGTTCGAATCCTTGCATTGGGGCCAATTTCAACAGTCACCTAGACAGCGTGCTACGAGCAGGGTAATTGCGCAGGAGTGTCATAGGGTTCAATTCCCAAGGTGACTAACTTTTATTTAATTAGAGAACTCGCCTTATGAAGAAGCAGCTTAAGCTAATCACCCTTTTATCAGTAATGGCTCTAGCGGCTTGTCAGCCTAAGAGCCAAAGCTACGGACACAACTCAGTTTTACAAATGGAAGACTTCTCCGAACGCACTAAAGAAGTGTGTATCGACGGCTTTGTCTATCATGCGGTTGGTGTTCACGGTGGCTACAGTATTACACCAAAGTTAGTTCGTGCTGGTTTTAATACCAGAGGCTCCGTTGACTACGAAGAATGTGGTTACAGCTATGACTTTAACTAGAGCGCAGCAGCGCGTTTATGACCTAGTAATCATAGGCAGAACCTGCCGTGAAATGTCAGAAGAACTTCACATTACTGAAGCAGCAGTCAAAGCCATGACATCAAAGCTAAGACAGCTATTCGAAGTTAGATCTACCTGCCAACTTGTTGCCCTACACTACATGGGTAAAGCGGCATTCTGGGAAGCCAGAAGCCCTTGGAAGGTTGGAGAGAAGGTCAAGATAGTAGGTAGCGGCAAAATGCCTGAGAGCTGGCCTACAAACGTTGAGCGCGAGGTAGCTATACCCTACCCATCCGGTATTAAGTGTACTCGCGGTACGCTTTATCTAAACGAAGAAATTCAAAGAATACAGTAGAGGTAATGTATGAAGGTACTTTTAACCTTATTTTTTGTTAACCAAGTGGCAGTAGACGGAACTCAAATTAATGAGTGCGTCTACAACGCTGGCAAGTACCAATTCTCACACTTCATACCTTTAAGTGAGCATTGTCCAAAAGAGATCTACCTTTAAGGAGTGAGAGTGATGAACAAGAAGCGAGTAAGAGAATTAGCTTTATCCAACGGTTTCAAACTGAAACAACAGCCGAGCGGCGAAATGGATTTAAACCCGTATGTTTATGAGTTTGTGGATGCACTACTATCAAAGGCTAATGAGCGTGTAAAAAGTCTAGAGCAAACTAACCTTGAGTTAGCTGCCAATGTGGAATCCTGTTGCGAGTTGGTTGATATGGATATGGGTGCAGCTATTGAGCGTCTATTTGAGATAGACAACACCGAGTCGAAAGCACTGCTTAACAAATTCGCCATAGAGAAGAAGATTGACCTGTTGAGTAAGATGGTTTCTAGCGCGAGCGATTATATGTTTAACCACGACAAATTAGATATACGCGCAAACCATCTCGATATGCTTCTCAAAAACTTCTGTAATTACCACAGAGAACAACTACGCAAGGAGCAAGAGTGATGGTAGTCTTCAAAGTTAAGACCTTACTAGGTGAACGTATTTTAAAAGGCGTTACCTCCTGGGAACAAGTACCCCAAGCACTGTTCGAAGATGGTCTAGTGAATGTAGGTGAAGTTCATGTTTACAAGCTTGAATACGAACTTATATCTACCACACCCCACATAGTAGATACCACCTACAAAGCGAGTCATTAAAAGTGTCAATCCACTCAATTGAAGACAAGAGCCGTAAAGAGCTTGTCCAAATCATCCAAATTCAAGTCGAAGAACATCAGAAGCTAATCAAGCACAACAGTGCTATGCAACTTGCACTTATGAAAGTACTAGAACGTTGGTGGCCTTTCGTGCATGGCTCCACCATGCCCTCAGAAACAGCGAAGAATATAGCTGATGAAGTTCGTAATGCGATAGAAGGAAAGTTTAAGTGAAGACGATCAGTACAAAAGTAGAGCTTATTGAGTGGCTGAAGTCAGAAGCTTTGTATAGCGACATTTGGAGTGAAGACGACATACCAGATGTTAAGCCGGTCAGGAAGAGTAAGTGGAAAGAAGCTGAGTTCGAACCTGATTGGATATTTGATGAAGTTTTTGTCGAAGTGCCTCGTGGCGAAATAAGGGAGGAAATTGGGGGAAGGGTAAGAGTTATCCTTGACCTGACAGAGCATAACAGCACTGTGCGGGTGAAGTTCATGAGGACTTCGCGAAGGAATTATTGCACGGCCATAAGCAAGCTAGGTTACGTAGATTTACTTAAAGACAAGGTACAAGCGTGCAAAACACAACAACGTCTCTTGGAATTAATCAACGCCCATTTCAAATACAAAATTTCGCTGGAACGGGAATGAGAAAACGAACCAGTAACTACAGGGTTTTTGGTTTGAAGGGTTACTCGCCCGAGGCCATTGAAGGCCTAAAGAAACAGTACCCTGCTGGACACCACGCAACACATCGCGAAGACGGCTCTCCGTTGCCGCATAATGGTGTGTTTTACTCCATCAGACCTAAGAGATTCAAATGACTCAAAAATCTAAAGTCCCAGGCTTCCCTACTACGGTAGGTGGCCCAAAAATAACCCTACAACCACATGAAGTATTCCGCTTCAATCGTGTGTTTGTGGGTATTTCGTTAGCACTTTATTACTAAGGAAAACCATGCCAATAGTAGCACCAACACGATCACAAGAAATTGAAACCATGATGAAAGAGATGGGTTGTAATGAAAACTTCATTTCGTCCAAAAGCATCATTGATCGTATTGAAGACGTAGACTTCGAAACTGTCGTACTTTCAGGTCAGCAGATGATGTTCTGCGGCATTCGCATGAAAGGCGGATTTGTTGTAACAGGTAAGCCAGCAGTATGTATGGACCCTGACAACTGGCGCGATGAAATCGGCCATAGAGTTTCATTCGATAACGCTTTCTCTGAAATCTATAAGTTAGAAGCTTATAGAACCATGTGCAGTGAGTAGCCTAGCAATCCCCTTACCTCTCAACTTAACCGTTGGTTTAAAACTAGTTCCCCTTTACACAGGCCGCATAGGTAATGCGGTTATCACATCTAAACTCAACAACATTTACACAGTAGTCACTGACTTCGGTAACTCCATAAAGCTTACTGAAAGTGAGATCCGTGGAATGTTCGAGTGGACGGAGATGCAAGCAGAACATGAAGCCTTGCATGAGCAAGTCATGGGTGAACCCATTGACCGTGAAGCCGAGTTAAGAGAAAGGTTTCAAACCCAGTTAGAGTTGATTCAAGAACGAATCAAAGAATTAAACAACAACAAGCCAGCTTAACCGCTGGCTTTTTTATTTGGAGCATGAAGTGAGCAGCATTAAAGGTCTTAAGACCACCAAATTATCAGAGTTAGTAGGCCGAACCATTACATTACGTGAATTACGTGATGATGTTGTGACCCTGCTAACTGCCTTTGACACTACATCTGGCGAAGCATTTATCATCAGTGGTGAAATCAAAGAAGGCGCAGACCAGAAGGTCATTGAAGAGCGCGTACAATCCCGTAAAGAATCAGTATTGCGTCACACTCTGCAGCGTACTACCCGTCCTGACGAGCGAAGTGAAAGTACTATTGAGCGCTATGACAGAACTGAGTTGATGATCATAGAGCACCCATACCGCTTGTCTATTGCTGTAAAGCGTAAGAACAGAAAAGTACGTACAACAGGCATAGCGCAAGAGTTAAACCTGTCCCGTTCCACTGTGAGCTTAATGCTACTGGTAGCCCGTGAACGCGGTTACATCACTGTTAACGAGGACAAGACTTACAGCTTCACTGATCAATTCATTGAACTCCATCCTCAAGCAAAGGAAGCATAATGTTATTAGAAAAATTACAAGAAAGTTGCCTCACCGTAAAAGAACTTAAAGAAAAACTAGACAACTTTGAAGACGATATGTTCGTTGTATCAAACGTGTCTTATGGTGATCGCAACGGAACGCAACAAGCAATACTTGTAGACGAAGTAGACTTTGCCGCAGTAACCGACTCATCCTACAGCGAGTCAGGCATGAAGGTCATACCGACCGATGACGAAGACGAAGATACAGTTCGTGTCGTGTCACTAAACTGGGGAGCAGTTGACCCGTGGTAGCCGTAAAAAAGCCTATTGTTATAGGTATTGCTGGTCAGAAAGGCGCAGGTAAAAACTACGCTGCGACAATTATTCGTAACTACGCAGAAGACTCAGGTTACACGGTAACAGAGCTCGCCTATGCAGACCCAATCAAAGAAATGCTCAAGGTAGGCCTTGGCCTTACCGATGAGCACTTTGCAACACAGGAAGCCAAAGAGACTGTAATTCCACAGTTCGGCGTAACACCTCGCTACCTGATGCAAACCCTTGGCACCAATTGGGGCCGAGACATGGTAAATGGGAACCTTTGGCTTATCGTTACCGGTGCACAGATTGACCTTTCAGACACTGACATCGTGTTAGTTACTGATGTGCGTTTTGATAATGAAGCGGAGCATATCCGAGGCCAGAAGCAAGGCCACATTGCCCAAGTCATTCCAACCATAGGTTTTGCCTATGAGAGCGATGATATGCACGAATCTGAACAAGGTATTCAAACATACGGCTCAGATTACATCGTACCTAATCCGAAGAACCCTAACTTCAACCGCAACATCATAAACGTCTTTAATCAGATACTTGCGATCAACGCCATACCCGACGATATGTACGAGGTAACAGCAAATGACCGAGTATCTGTGTAAAGCCACAATTGACGGTAAGAACTTTGAGTTCGAAACCATGGGAGCCGTAACGGTTCCCCAAGCCTACCAACAGTTCGAAGAATATCTACATGAGCAAGAACACCGTGTTCTGGCTATCGCCAGCCACACTGAGTTTGAGCGATTCGAAATGTAATTAATGGGTACTCCGTACCCTCTTGCGATTATTAAAAAGGAAAACTCCACATGAACGCAGTAAAACCCAGTACGGCTGTAGATATGATTGCTACAGTACTTCGCGCAGGCCTTGTACCTATGATTCATGGATCACCAGGGACAGGTAAATCAGACATCGTTGCCAGCGTAGCCAGAGACTTTAACTTGGCGCTTATCGATGAACGTTTAGCTAACTGCGACCCAACAGATTTGAAGGGCTTCCCTCAAATTGTAGATGACAAAGCGACATACATTCCGTTTGATACCTTCCCTGTTGAAGGTGACAAGTTACCTGAAGGTAAAGAAGGTTGGCTTCTGTTCCTTGATGAACTACCACACGCGCCTGAGTCTGTTCAGAAAGCAGCGTACAAGCTAATTCTAGACCGCGCAGTTGGTGGCCGTAAGCTTCACCCTGCAGTATTCATTGTTGCCGCTGGTAACTTAGAGTCAGACGGTGCATTTACTTCCCGCGCTAGTACTGCAATGCAGTCGCGCCTTATTCACATCGAACTGACAGTAAGCACTATTGATTGGATTGAATACGCGCAGCAACAAGAGTTTGACCCGCGCATCGTATCGTACATTCAGTACAAGCCAAGCTGCCTACAAATGTTTGACCCAGACCACACAGACTATACGTTTGCGTGTCCTCGTACATGGGAATTTGCAAGCAAGTTATTGCAGCAGCTAGACGAAGTAGGTCCATCAGCGCTACCGCTATTGGCAGGTACATTGGGTGAAGGGCCGGCACGTGAATTTATCGCGTTTAACCAAGTCTTTGATCAGCTACCTAAGATCAGCGCAATTCAAGCAGACCCTAATGGCGCCCTAATGCCTGGTCACAACGGTGGAACACTATACGCCCTATCAGGTGTACTAGCTGACAACGTTACTAGCACTAACGCTACGGCACTTCTTACATACGTAAACCGTATGCCACGTGAGTTCCAAGTGATCACAATTCGTGACATGAGCAGACGTTTCCCTCGCATTGCCGAGAACCAATTGTTCATGGACAAAGCACTAGAACTGTCTGTCCTACTGTAAGGAAGCATTATGCAAACTGAAGAACTTACAACTGCACTCGATGCAGCCAAGATACAGTTAATCTCTCGCCCTGATAGTGTGTTTTTAACCACGATACTATTCAGTTTGCGCTTCAACTGGAGCGAGAGAACACTAACTTCTCAAACTAACGGGGTTTACCTTTTGGTAAACCCTGAGTACTTCATGCAACTAACAGCCGGTGAACGTTTAGCGTTCTTAGCCAGAGCTGCATATCGTGTTGCACTACAGCACCCTATTCGCGGCAAAGGTAAAGATTACCGAACGTGGAAGTCTGCTACCGAATACGTCATTACCGCGCTTCTACGCGACCAAGGCTTCGAAGTTCCTTCACATTGGAACTATCACGAAGACTTTGAAAACTTGACCTCAGAAGAGGCCTACGACCTTGTAATTAAGAAGGCACAGGAACTCGCTGAAGAGTCATTTACTGAAGATGATGACTGGTTCGATGAAGACACAGGCGAAGTCTACGACTTCTCCTTCGTATACGGTACGGTTGACGAAGCCGATGATGACTTCGATATACCTGAAGAAGATGACGGTGTTGAATGGGATGAGATTGAATCTGAAACCATAGACACAATACAACGTGCATCTATTCTGGCCGAACAAGCTAGCGGTTGGGGTAACATCCCAGGCGAAGTGAAGATCTTCTTAGATAATTTGCTTTCTCCGAAGCTGCCGTGGTTCAAGATATTAGCCAAGCACATGAATGATTTAGCTGCCGCTGATTATTCGTATCAAAAGCCTAACCGCAGATACATGCCTGACTATTTCATGCCTACACAGCACTCTGAAAGTCTTACAGAAATTACTGTTGCTATCGATGTGTCTGGTTCCGTTGGACCCGGGCAAATAGATCAGTTTATTTCAGAAGTGCACGCAATCCATACGAAACTTAAGCCAAAGCGCACAAAGGTTCTTGGATTCAATACCGAGATTACCACTGAGACAACTATCGAAGAGGCGGCTGACGTACTCAACATAGAACTCAAAGGTGACGGTGGCACAAACATTGAACCTGTCCTTGAATATGCGCGAAACAATAAGCCAAAGGCTTTAGTGATATTCAGTGACGGCTGGTTCGACCTAGAAAACGAGTGGATTCCCCTTGATGTTCCTGTTTATTGGATTATCGAAGGCGATAAAGAATTTACTCCCAAGCGAGGTAAGGTAATTCGATTTGAGATATAACCAATTCGCATTTTTGGCCCAGAAACGGGCACGTGAACTATCGCGAGATCAGCTTGAAGAGTACTACTCAAAAGCAATCACCAGTAGAGCTAAGTTGAAAAAACAAATCAACGGCTACCAAGTAGCTGTAGCAGTACTAACCGCTGCACTATTTATCTCGTTAATAAATTAACCTCTTTTGCCGCACTTGGGGCCATCTTCCCTAGATGACCCAAAAGCCCCTTGTGCGGTATTTTTGACAAGGAAGCCTCATGGCACTCACTTTAAACGATTGCCAAGAGAAGGCGATCCGTTCAATCATTTCTTTTCTTCTAGACCCTGAACAACATGAGTTCGTTCTGGAAGGTTACGCAGGTACTGGCAAAACAACGCTTGTATCGTATCTACTTGATAACTTCAGCAAGTTTCAAGAGTCTTACGAACTACTAGGCAAGAAATGGCCTGAGTTCGAGTCTATCGCTATTACAGCGACAACACGTAAAGCTGCACGCGTATTGTCAGAAACTATGGGCATTGACCCACTGACCATACATAGTCACCTTGGCTTAATCCTACGAAACAACTGGGCCGATGGTACGACAAGCTTACAACTAGGTAAGCGAGCAGAGCAGCTATACAACCAGCTTATTATCATTGATGAAGCCAGTTTCATTGATGACAAACTAAAAGAGTACATCGACTACTTAGCAGCCGATTGCAAAGTACTTTACATGGGTGATCCTGCACAGCTTATTAGCGTCAACGCAGAAAAGTCCCCTATCTTCGATGCAGGCATACCTACGGTACGCCTTGAAACGATTATGCGTAACAACGGTACTATCTCAGAACTATCTGGCCAATACCGTGAAACCGTGCACACAGGTCAGTTTAAGCCACTAATCACTGATGGCTTTGCTGTTAAACACGTTTCCCCTGCAGAGTTCGAAGAAGACATTCGAAACACATTCCGTCACCACTCATTTGTACCAGACCAGTCAGCTAAAGTTCTGGCTTGGACTAACAACCGCGTATCGGCTTACAACAGCTTTATTCGTGAGTGTCGTGGTGTCAGCGAGCTAATCACCGAAGGTGAAACGCTCATCACAAACAAGCCTATTATGGAACCTAACTCTGAAAACATCTGCTATGGCACAGACGTAGCGGTACAAGTTAAAGACGTATCGACAACCGTAATAGATGGTGTAGAGGGTTACTTAGTTAACCTTAAGAAACGCCAAGACCTATTCGTCCCAACTGAGCGATGGAAGGTCAAAATGTTACTGAAGAGACTAGCCAGTGAAAAGAACTGGAAGAAGTACTTCGAAGTGAAAGATCAATGGGGTGACTTACGCCCTGCCTACGCATCAACTGTACACAAATCCCAAGGCTCTACTTACGGCAAAGTCTTTATTGACCTTAGTGACATTGGTACGTGTGAAAACGCAGATGATGTAGCCCGTTTACTTTATGTAGCAACGTCCCGTCCTTCTATGGAAATAGTTATGTGCGGGGAACTCCCACCACATTACCTTGGAGAAGCACGCATTGACATCGCAACAGCACTCAAATCAGCAGTCGCCTAATCGCTACTGGAAAGTACAGGCACAACAACAAATTCAGCAATTAATTTTAGATGCGTTCCACGCATCGCGGCAAAAGGTTGTAGATAGAATTGCATTGGCTCAAAGGGAAAAAACTGACTCTGTTGCCGGGTTCAGATTTCGCGGAGAGCCTTTCATTCATTCCTTAGCAAAGCTACAGCCCTTCCAATTACGAAGACTACACGCTTCACTCGTTGATGAGTTTCAAGGCCACAGTGACGAATGGGAGCGACACACTTACCGCCAACATGAAGTTAATGGTTATATAAACCAGACGCTAAACAAGGCAGGTAACTCCACCGATTTACATTTGTTATTCCCCGATTGTGTGAAACCAGCCCTACCAGAGAAGATCGACGGTGTTGAGCCTTCACTGAATGAAATAGAGGTTTCGCAGTACCTTGAGGAAAGTGCCGAAGGCGTGAAGTTGTTAAAGATGCAGTTGATTCTTAACACGCTAAAGGCATAACACATGCAACACATTATCTTCAGAGATAACACAGAGTTTAAGGTGGCGATTCTCATTAAGAGCTCGTCACTTAAGCAGTCTCAAATGGAGACAAACTACATTCAGCCATTGCGTTCCCTTGGTATTAAACCAAAGGACGTAATAGCGTTTGACTTGGTATACGGCCCGAAAGGTAAGAAAGCCCCTGTAAAGGTAATGCGTGCTTACCTACAAGACCTAATGCCGATACTTAAAGAACAAGGCGTTAAGTACTTATATGTACCTGATGCTGAGTACTTCAAAGTATTAACAGGTGAGAAGAAAGCAGAGCCGCACCACGGCTATGCGTTACCGTGCATCGTAGATGGTTACACGGATATGCAGGTCATACTTGGTGTGAACTACTCTGCCCTATTCTATAACCCAGACCTGAAAGACAAACTGGATATGGGCCTCAAAACCCTAGCTGATGTGAGTAAAGGACAGTACGAAGAAATTGGTACTAACATCATCCACTCAGCGAAATACATACGTGACCCTAATGAGGTCTATTCTGTACTCCAAGACCTTAAGCAATATGACGCGTTAACGGTTGACACCGAAACGCTGAGCCTTAAGTTCTGGGAAACCGGTGTTGTGACTATTGGCTTTGCCTGGGATCAACATAACGGTGTCGTTATCTGGTGTGATGATTACCACGAACCTAACAGCAAAGTGAGAGGCCTACTTAAAGACTTCTTCTTTACTTACCGCGGTAAGTGCATCTATCACAACGCCAACTACGATATGAAGATCCTCATAAATACACTGTTTATGAGTGGCCTTCTTGACGAGATTGGTAAGCAGCAAGGGATCGAAGTACTCACCCGTAATTTCGATGACACTAAGTTAATTACTTACGTGGCCACAAACTCTTGTGCAGGTAACAGCCTTGGCTTGAAAGACCAATCGCATGAGTTCACCGGCAACTTTGCCGAAGATGTGAAAGACATTACCAAGCTAACCAAAGAGCAACTTGAGGTATACCAGCTCAAGGACACTTTAGCTACTTGGTACGTACACAATAAGCACTACCCAACTATGGTCAAAGACAAGCAGGTAGACGTTTACGAGAAGATGTTAAAACCTTCCGTGAAAGTCGTACTGCAGATGGAATTGACCGGTATGCCTATTGATATGGCGCAGGTCAAATATGCACGTAACGTGCTAGAGAAAGAGATTGCTCGTTGTCACAAGGTGCTTCAGTCACACCCTGACATTGAACAGTTCGTGTACCTAGAACGTGAAGCAGCAATGAACAAGCGCAACGCGGAACTGAAGACAAAGGTTAAACCAATAGAAGACTTTGAACACATCGTCTTCAACCCTAACTCTAATCCGATGATGCAGCGCTTCCTGTATGACTACCTACAGTTCGACATTATCGATAAGACCGATAGTGGTGCTGGAGCCTGTGGTGGTGAAACGCTAATGAAACTTTACGCAGTCACCGAGCGTGAAGACATTAAAGAATTACTTAAGACCTGTGTTGCGTTCTATGACGCAGATAAGATCTTAGGTACGTTTATCAAAGCATTTGAAGGTGCCGTTCTTAAGTCTGACGGGCACTATTACTTGCACGGTAACTTTAACATTGGCGGTACAGTATCAGGCCGACTTAGTTCGTCAGGCCCGAACATGCAGAACATTCCCTCAACAGGGGCAACGTATGCAAAACTGGTTAAGTCGTGCTTTGCAGCACCGGAAGGTTGGGTATTCATGGGAGCAGACTTTGCTTCACTAGAAGACCGCATTTCAGCCTTAACCACTAAAGACCCAGAGAAGCTAAAGGTTTATACCGATGGTTACGATGGGCACTGTCTACGGGCTTACGGGTACTTTGGAAACAACATGCTCGACATTGACCCCAACTCCGTTGAGTCGATTAACAGCATTAAGAAGAAATACCCTGAGTTCAGGCAGAAGTCTAAGTCACCAACATTCCTACTCACCTATGGTGGGACATACCACGGATTGATGGGCCTTGGACTAACCAAAGAAGAAGCACAGTCTATTGAGCGCAACTATCACCGCTTATATGAGTGGTCAGATAATTGGGTTCAAGAGAAGATTGACCAGGCTGCTATCGACGGTTACGTCACAGTCGCTTTCGGTCTAAGAGTAAGAACGCCAGTGATTAAGCAATGTTTGATGGGCTCATCAAGAACCCCTTACGAAGCTAAATCAGAAGGGCGTACCGCAGGTAACGCACTTGGTCAATCTTACGGCTTGCTTAACAATCGCGCTGGCATTGAGCTGCAAGAGCGCACATTCGATTCAGACTTCCGATACGACATTCTACCAGTAGCCCATATCCACGATGCCCAGTACTTCTTAGTACGCGACGACCTAGCGGCAGTTGAGTGGCTGAACAGCAACCTAGTGGAATGTATGGAATGGCAAGAACTCCCTGAAATTCAACATGAGAGTGTTGGATTAGGTGGGGAACTATCCTTGTTCTACCCGACTTGGAAAGACGAAATCGAACTACCAAATGGTGCCGACCAGAGCACTATCAAAGCAGTTATCCAAGACTTTTTAACAGAAGCAGAAGCTGCGTAAACCGGATTGCCCTACGTTTGTAGGGCTTTTCCCCTTGATTTTATAATTTAAACAGGTACTGTTATGCGCAAGCGGAAGAAGTTTAACCCGCTGAAACAGGCCGAAGCTCTTGCCAGAGCACGGCTAAAAAACACAGCTATCGGTTGTGTTCCTGCACAAGGTCCGTGTCAGTTCCTATCATTAACTAATTCTCAGTTAATCCCCATGACACAGGACACTTTCCAACTCATTTCGAATATTCGGCACAAATGGACTGTATTTATTGCTGTTTTCGGGATTGACGATTTTGGTAAGCCATACATGAAATCTGAAGAGATTGAGGTCACAGACCCTCAGTTTCAGAAGGACATGGTTAATACCTTAAACAAGCACCACAAGACCCTAATTGACGGATTCAATAGAAAGCACTTACTAAGTGTTGGTTGGCTGGCTACCCCATACAAGCACATTTGGAACGAAGACCAAGCGTATAAGTTGTTAACGCAACTTGGTGCATTGGAGTTCGTGAAGAACGAAGAAAACGAAATCTTACCACTTACTGCATGAGGTCATTATGTTTGCAGATCCAGTTGATAAAGCTTCAGCCATTGAAGAAGAATCCCGTCAACGCGCTATTGCTGCCGCACGCGCTAACTCTAAACCAACCATTGTAGCTAAGGGCAGTTGTTATAACTGCGAAGAGCCGGTTGAAGACCAAAAACTTTTCTGTGATGCAGATTGCGCCACAGACCATGAGAAATTACTCCGCGCACGACGTATGCGCTAAACCCTTTCCACACTAAGTGGAACAGGGAATGCTCTGTTCCACCACTTCTATAAGTCCCACATGAACAGAACATTCCCCCCTATTCTCCGCAAACCACCTTTCGAATCGGATAGAGCCGAGATCGAAGACCTCATTAACAAATGTAAATCTGACTCAGAAATCGCATTCATATTTGGTGTCACCAAAGACACGATATGGAGTAGACGTAAGCTTTGGAAGCTGCCAAGCGGCTCAGAGAAGCGTGAAGAGCAGATCATAGAAAGCCTTAAAGTCCTTTGGAAAGAGTGTTACAGCCCTCCTGAGATGGCAGAAGCGCTAGGCATTAGTGAGCAGATGGTTTACGCCAAGATCACCCAACACAAAATTCGTGACATTCCTCGTCTAGGTATTGACGCACCCACTATCCCTTTCGACACGTTACGTCAGGGCATTGCTCCCGAAGACGAAGATGTGACCATGGTGATCACACACAAAAGAAAACCCAAATGGGCCTTGGTTCCCATTGACCAATACCAAGACCTGTTAAACGGTACTTACCATGAACTGCGCTCATAAAGACGTAAGCTTCGAGGTACAGAACGTTCAGCAGGTATGGCGTAGGGAGTACTGCACATTCAATGTGTCCTACCCCACTAAACAACTAGTTTGTGTATTCGCCTTACGCGGTAGGTTCACTTACTACGACTACAAGGCACTGAACAACATTTTTTACAGTATGGGCTTTAAGTCCGTAATGTTTGAAAGAGATGTGGATGGTGTACTTGTGGAGCAGATCAGAACTCTACGTAAACCATTCCCCAACATAGAAGCCACAACCTTTGAGAGAGATAGATGAAGGCTGAATTAGTACTACATAATAATGACGACCTGCTCTGCGTAAACGCAGCGCGTGTCTCAATGGACAAAGAATCAAGCGTATTCACGTTCCGCAAAGATAAACCAAAAGGTTCAGATGAAGGTCTGGTACATTACCTTGCCGATCACCGGCACTGGACTCCGTTCAGTCATGTGCGTTTCACGCTGATTGCAGACCAACCTTTCATTAACCTACTCAATATCGACCCTGAACATATTGCTTCAGCAGTATGGAGAACCAATCTTGAAACAGGTGAGTTCAAGTTCAGAACTTCGTTATTCGGTTGGGTTAACATTCTTCGCATGGGAATGATTACACCTGAGTACCGTGACTCTGTTATCAACTTCTTATTTGAAAAAGTACCTCATTGTGCCAAAGCATTAATGCCAGAAGTAGATACACTAAATCCAGTGCAGTATCAGGCATGGGAACCAGAAATTGAACTAGACCCTGCATTCGTTGACGTAACGATGCGTGAAACTATTCCTATCTTCATCGCTCGTCAGCGCTTTAAGCACATGGTCGGCACTACCTACAATGAAGTGTCACGTAGATACGTAGATGACACACCTGAGTTCTACCACATTAAAGAGTGGCGTAGTCGTCCAGATGGTTCGATTAAGCAAGGTAGTGGCGACATTCACCCAGACAGTAAAAGCATGGCAGTGTTTAGTCGTTCCCGAACAGTAGCTGCCGGTCAGAATTACGATGAAGACATTAAAGATGGTTTTGCGCCAGAACAAGCAAGAAGCCTCTTGCCACAGAACATGCTTACAAGCTATTATGTGACCGCTTCATTAAACGCATGGAAACGAGCATACGACCAACGTATCGACTCTCATGCCCAGAAAGAGATTCAAACACTGGCTCAACAGTGGAACGAAATCTTAACTGACTCACCCCATGGTCAGATCTGGAAAGCCCTAACCTCATAGTTGGATGTCCTCATAGGCATCAAGCTAGGCGATGACACTAGCCAGAATCAGCAAATTGTTAAGCAGATTTAAAGACCCCTTTAGGTCGTGTCACCCATTCTTAAATTCCTTCCTTACTGAGTAAAAAATCATGTTCAATATTTCTGTATCTACACTTCTTAAATCAGCCACAAAGCTATGTGACCGCGCTGCAATCAAAGCGCAGAAGCAACGCAAAAATGCCGAAACCAAACGTAAAAAGCTAACTGAAAAAGCTAGAGAACAGCAGGCAAAAGCAGATCAAGCTGTAAAAGACGAAGTGTTAGCAGTGAACATGCGCAACAAGTTGAAAGACCTAGTTGCTTAGTAAGTAAGAACCCTTTTCCTAAAACCATAACAAGAGTAAAACCATTGATTCCAATTAAATCTATCTTAGGTGGCATTGCTGCCCTATTTATCGCTATTACTATGTTCCTTGCCGCCTACACTATTGAAGAAGGTCACGTAGGTATCGTCAAAAACTTCGGTGAAGCCAAAGAACAAGTAAACCCTGGTCTGCATTTCAAAGTACCTTTCGTTGAAACGGTTGAAGAAATTGAAGTGCGTACCCGTCAGAACAAAGAACTGATGCCTTCATCTACCGCAGAACAAATGCCGGTTAATGTTGCAGTAGCAGTTAACTGGACGGTTGACCGCAAATCAGCGTTGAGCATGTATAAAGAATACGGTGGCCTAGCCCAGTTCGAAGCACGTATTTTAGACCCTCGCCTACGTAGCGCAGTTAAAGCAGTTATCCCTCGCTTTGAAGCAGAACAGCTTATTCAAGACCGTAGTACTGCAATCATGCAGATTGAAGGTCTTCTGTTAGAAGAAATGGCCGGCTACCCGATTAAAGTGGGTGACTTGCAGATTGAGAACATCACTCTACCTAAGAAGTACTTGGCCTCAATTGAAACCAAGCAAACTGAAAAGAACCTAGCAGCAGCAGAAGAGCATAAGCTTGCTCGTCAAGGTCTTGAAGCACAGCGTGGCGTTAACACTGACAAAGCGCGTGCAGAAGGTATTGAGGCCATTGCTAAAGCAGAAGCTGATGCCATTCGACTTAAAGGTCTAGCTGAAGCAGCAGCCATTGAAGCTAAGGCGAAAGCACTACGTGATAACCCGCTGATCATCAAACTTACAGAAGCCCAAAATTGGGATGGTAAGCTTCCAGCTACCATTATGGGTGAAGGTTCCATGCCTATCATGGACATCAGAGGCCGATAAGCCCAATTCAATTTAAACGACAAGCCACCTTATTAGGTGGCTTTTTTGTATCTGGAGAAAAGTATGCCTGTTGTTGACGCCTTCGGGCAGAAAAAGAAACACAACACAATGACTAGTACATGGGGGCACTTGTACCCTGAACCTGGAAAGTACCCTGCAACATTTTACGTTGCTACGGGTGAGTACGGTGACACTAGCATTATAGGGGTTGACTATAAACACGCTGGGAATCCGTTAGACCAGTTCATTTTCCCACAAGTAATGGATTTGGTGAGTCCCCAAGATGAGCCTATCGTCTACAAGATTGAATGTGAGTTGTGGTTCTTTAAAAAGTGCCAAGATGCTTACCTAGGTGAAGACGTAGGTAAACCTATAAAGCCTAAAATTAGTGTTGTCTGGAGAAAACCATGATCCAACTACGTTCAACACTTATATGCGAACCCTGTCCAGTATCAGGTGAACTAGGTCTTAGAGACAAACGACAGATACCAAAAAGCTACTTATCGTTAGACACAGGCGTAGGAACCCTGCTTGCACATGACTACGTAGAACACGTAAACGGTATTAATGCCATTGGCTCAGTAGAAGATGAGTTGTCAGCCATCGCAGTAGCGTGGGCCATAAGAGTCAGATATTCGAGTGTAATTACCGATGAAGGCCTATCCAGCGATTTACCTGAACTTTACAGCATATACATGCGAAGCAATAAACGTAGAGAAGCACCTATAACTCACAAACACATCTTCGATGAAGACTTCCTTGCAATCATTGAAATGTCTAGAAGTGGGTGTAGACACGGAGTAGAGAGCTACACCGCTAGTAGCTTCGAGGACTTCACTGAATACGCCTTAGCCTACATGCGCAAAGGTATTAGGAAGTTTTATCGCAAATATACATCTACTTGGCCAGAGTCCCAGGCTTGGGACAATTTCCTAGCAATTGAGGCAGCAGTTAAAAGTGCTGATCTTATTGAAGGTGCCGAGTACCAACTAGAACTCAAGGACGGATATGCCCGACTTGAGATGAAAGAAACTTATTATCACTAAGGAAAACCATGATCATACTCGTAGGACAAAAAGTGAAGGTCGGTTGGAACGGTGCAAAGCTTCTAGGTGATGAAACCATAGCCTATGAAGAAGCCCATATAGAAGGTTACGGTCTTGACTGGATTGTATTAAGGGACGGTGCTGGTTACGTGCACGCTGTCACTTTTAACTTCCAAGGCAAAAAAGTAGCCGACAAAACAGCGTACATGATGGAGAAAATAACAACATGAACCCCGCATTTGAACAACTACTCTACAAAGCACACTCCAACGGCAAAATTGGAACATGGGGTGTACGTGTAGAAGATGAAGGTGATCACGCCTTAATGACCGTAGCGTCAGCAAAGGTCATTGGTGGTCAGGAAGTAATAACCGAAACCGCGTACAAAGAGGGTAAGAACATTGGCCGTGCAAACGAAACCACCTACCTTGAACAAGCTGTGTCCGAAGCTCGTAGCAAAGTTGCGAAGAAGATTGACAACGGGTACACCGAAACCAAACCAGAAGAAGGCTCAGTAGCCACTAATGGCCTTGGTTTAATTAAGCCGATGTTAGCGCAGCCTATCGAAAAGGTTAAGCAATGGGACTTCCCTGTTGCGGTACAGCCTAAGCTAGATGGTCACCGAATGTTAGCTACAGTAGTAGATGGCAAGGTTCAGTTGTACTCGCGCCAAGGTAAGTTACTTACTGTTGAACACGTAGCGAAAGATCTACAAGGCATGTATGACAAAGGTATCTGGTCAGGAACCACGCTTGACGGGGAACTTTACTTACATGGCGAGTCACTTCAAAACATTGGTTCTCTGATTAAGAAACCGCAACCTGACTCAGTTAAGTTGCATTATCATGTGTACGACACTGACTTTGACGTATGCTACTCGGAACGATCGGAGAAAGTGATGCGCCTATATATGGCAGCAGATTGCGCCCAATGTGCGTTGCACTGGTCGCCACTTGCTTCACGTAAGGTGGAAGATCAACAAAGCCTAGATGAGCGTCACAGTATGTACCTTGAAAAGGGTTACGAAGGTACTATTGTTCGTCAGTACGGTACTGGTTACGAGCAAGGCAAACGTTCTAAGTCATTAATGAAAGTGAAGACGTTCCAAGATGCAGAGTTTGAAATCATTGGCGTTTTGCGAGGCAAGCCTAATCGCCGTCAAGGTACAGAAGTCGGGATCTATCGTTGTAAAACAGATACCGGAGTCGAGTTTCAAGTTACCAGTCCCGGTGATGCCCAAGAAAAGAATACTCACGCGCTCGAAGGTGAGCAAAACATTGGCAAGTATCTTACCGTCCAATTCTTTAACCTTACAGCAGATGGTTGCCCATTCCATCCCGTTGCATTACGCATTCGAGAGGACGTATGAGCGAAGTAGAAGTAACGACAATTGATGTTGAAGTGACACAACGCTACGCTGAAAACGATGGTTGCCTAGTACAACGTACCGGTTGGGCTAACTACGAAGGTGTGAGTGTCAGTATTGCAGGTAAAGACGTTCTTACGCCAGTTACTATTGAACTGACGCATGAACAGGCAGATTTACTTAAAGCTGTACTTTAAACCTACCACTGTTTGCTGTCATCTGGTTTGAAACCATCCGCAAGATAGCAACCTAATAGGTACAGTCCTTGGGGAATCGAGTAGACGATTGCTGCACCCACTAAACAAACTAGTGTTAGTGGAAGTGCGGCATCGGCACCCATTTGACGAAACCCGCTTATATCGAAAAGCTGAATAATCAGTGTAACGATTCCAGCACCTAAGACCCATGCTGTACCTATCCAGCTAAATACGTTGGCTACTCTTTTGTAGCCAGTTCTTTTATTACTCATTATTTTCCTCATAGCGCAATAAGGGGCGCATTATATGAAAGCTACATACATTAAGCTAGGTTGGGTTTACCCAAAAGTATTAGAAGAGTTGAAAGGCCTTACTTACCACAATCTCCAAAAGCGCAGACTTGCAGGTAAATTACAAGAAGGCATTCATTGGAAGAAAGTTCACGGTGTGATCATGTATCATTATGAAAGACTTGATGAACTGTTTGAGGAATTAGATGGCGAAGCCGCTTAGTGAATTTGTAAAGGACTACGATGGCGTACACTTACGCGGGGAATCTATTGTTATAGATTTCTACTATAAAGGTGTACGTTGTCGTGAAACTCTCAAGAACCTTAAAGCTACGCAAGCTAATGTGAAATGGGCCTTTAATAAAAGGAACGTAGTACTTCACGAAATTGCGACCAAGATATTCAGTTACCGCAACCACTTCCCTGACTCTAAGAAAGCAGATCTGTTTGAGCCAGCAGCAATAATACCTACTGTTGCTGAAGCATTAGATACTTGGCTTGAAACCAAGGAATCTGAATATGCACCTAAAACCTTTCGCGGCTACAAGAGTACCGTAGAGAACTACCTTAAGCCTAAGTTTGGTAACAGGCGCATAGACTCATTGATGCAGTCAGAAGTGAAACGTTGGCGCAGTAGAGATCTAGGCCAGCTCACGAACAAGACTATCAACGATATTCTTACACCGTTACGTGGTGCCTTTAAAGATGCTATGGCTGACCGAGTAATCGAGTTCAATCCACTAGAGCATGTTAAGAACTTAGAGCGCGACTCTGAAGACAATGCTGACCCATTCACAACTGAAGAGTTGATTAGAATAGGTAAAGCTGAAACTTCACGCGAGTCAGAACGCAACGCGTTCCTCTTCGCTTGTCACACTGGTGTACGTATTTCTGAATGGCTTTGTTTGGCTTGGGAAGATATCGACCTAGTTAAAGGTGAGGTTTACATTAAGCGTGCTGTTGTTCGTGGTGACTATAAAGTACCAAAGACAAAAGGCAGTGTTAGAACCGTCCACTTAACCAGACAAGCTAAAGAGATATTATTGGCTCAACAAAGTATCTCGAAGATGAACCGTAAGCATACGGTTGAAGTTACTCAATCAGATAAACGTAGAAAGAAGAAGGAAAGTCTCACTTTCGTATTCCCTGACACATTCACACTAGAGCCTTATATAAATAGTGCACGTGTAGCAGAGAGATTCTTCGAAGCGTTTCTTAAGAAACTCAACATTCGATATCGTGGACCTAATCAGGCTCGTCACACATTCGCTAGTAGATTATTAACGACTGGTGCACCTGAAAGATGGATCATGCGAGAAATGGGTCACACTTCCATTATGATGTTCGAAAAACATTATGGCAGATGGATGGATGATGAGATGCCAGGAATGAGTGAACGAGTATCGAATCTTATCGATATGGTCACATCTGAGTCACATGAAAAAATGAAATCTGCGTAAGTTGTTGATTTTATTAGGAAAATAGTGGTGCCCGGGGCCGGACTTGAACCTGTGGGTAAAATATCTATATATATCAGAGGCTTATGTACGCTTACTTCTTTAAAAAAGTACTAAGCCTAGATGAGCCTAAAAGTGCCTATTCATAGTCACAATCTGGTCACAAATTTTCGGAGGACAAAACGCACTATCAGTGCAGTTATGAGTCACGTTAACTTGAAGTTGAAGTTACCTAGCCACCAGAAAGTGACTTAATTGGCTTTTGTTCCAATGATGACAATAGTGACATGACTGACTTTTTCTTGAACGTTCATTCAAGTTTTCTTACAAAATAGGTGGAAAACGTTTTCACGTTCCTATACATTCCGATTTCATACTTAAGTATAAATTTACTTAATGTTGAGATGACAAAGACAGAGGGAGTCGATGTCAAAAAATCCGAACACTAATAATAAAAATAGTTCGGTCGATGCAACCACGCGGTACTGATTTACGTCAGTGATTTACGCACGGATCACATTGAAACGGAATTTAGTTAGGTAAGTTATATTAGTAGTATCTGCTGTACCTCCGTACAGTAAATTGGTTCGTCTATTTCATCTATTTGATCTTATTTATATATAGGGAATTATAGTTGAGGCAGATCAATCAGTTACAGCATTAATATTCTACCTTTGTGAGTGGATTTTTATTTCATATAAAAACCTCATGGAGAGTATGTTGTCTTTAGCCCAAGCAACCAACACACACGCACCTTTCGCAATGATCAGTCCACTGAGCACGGACAATAATTCATTTGCACCTGATCTACTTGATACACTTGTGGGTTTACCCCCTGCCGCTCAAGTACTTTTTCTGAATATTAAACGCAAGCACAATTACGTAAATAATGTGTGTTCGTATGAATTGCCTGAATCAGTACAAGACCGTAAATCTACGGCCTACAAACTTCACAGTCGTTATGTAAGTAAGATCGTTAAAGCTGGTCTTATGGTTCGACTTAAACGTGACCATCAAAGACAGCTAGGGTTAGCTACTAAGAAAGGCGTAACGTACTTCTTACTTAACCCTTACCTAGTAAGATGTAAGCAATACGCCATGGCAAACTCTATTTGGAGTGCCTACCCCTAACTAAATAACTTGTGGCTTTGCCTGAGATGAAAGCTTGTGCGGCTCCCCGCACTCTGGCGATTAATCATCAGAAAGGCAAAGCCAATGCAACAAGTTACCAACAACAGCAACCTACCCTTATCCATTGCGGTATGGTTAGCACACGATGACTACGATCACGATAGTCGAGAGAACCACATCTCGGCTACATCACTTCTAAAGCCACTCAAACAACTTATATTAAGTAACCGCGTTGATAACGAGGCGAAAGACGATATCGTTGGACTCATCCCATCTGCGATGGGTTCGTCCATACACAACGGTATTGAAGCTGCGTGGGTTGGAAGCTATGCCAAGAACCTTGAAAAGCTTGGCTACCCTAAACGAGTGATTGAACGTATTCGCGTAAACCCATCAGCCGAAGATCTCAAAGCAGACCCTGACATCATCCCTATCTACTTAGAAGTTCGTTCTGAGAAAGAGATAGACGGATTCATCATCAGCGGTAAGTTCGACTTCATCGGTGACGGTAGACTAGAAGACTTTAAAACGACTTCTGTTTACACCTTTATGAAGGGAACCAAAGACGAAGACTACATTAACCAAGGTAGTATTTATCGTTGGCTCAACCCTGACAAAGTAACACGTGACGATATGGCCATTCAGTTCATCTTTACGGACTGGCAAGGCTCACGGACACGTGAACCCAACTACCCCAATATGAGAACAGTAGAGAAGAAATTCATGCTGAACTCATATCAAGCCACTGAAGCGTTTGTACGCAAGCAACTAGCTACCATCAAGAAATACTGGGACAAACCCGAATCTGAAATTCCTGAATGTAACGATGACGACCTATGGCGAAAGCCTACGGTCTACAAAGTTTATAAGGACGAAAAAGCCAAACGCGCTATGAGCGGTGGTGTATTCGATGAAGATAAACGTGGTGCAGAACGATTCGCCCGTGAGAAAGGCGCCATTGTGAAGACATTCCCAGGTGAAGTTGTAGCGTGCCGGTACTGCAAAGCTTTTGAAATTTGCGAGCAAAAGCAGAAGTACCTAGACAGTGGAGAATTACAGTTAAGAGGATAACAATGCCACAGTTTCAGATCTTCGACCAAGAGAAGATAAAGTATCACCCAGTCGCTGAGAAACTAACTCAGCACATCGCGAACTATTGCGAGAACGACACTCCAGCTTTCTTTCGAATAGTAGTCTCATACTTCATTGGTAAGGCAGCATCGCAGATGCGTGCCCGTATCAAGCTTTATAACCAGAAGCCACTACCAATTAACATCTACGCGATTAACCTTGCCCCATCTGGCGCAGGTAAAACCAAGTCGATGAACTTCTTGGAAGAGGAAGTATTTGGTCTATTCAATGACAGATTTGAATCTGAATTGTTACCTTACACGACTGAACAGAACCTAGCGAAGCTTGCTAACAAGCGTTCGATTAAAAACGGCACTGATCCTGATGAAGAAATGCAGGACTTGATTGCAGAGTTTAAGTCTATCGGTGCATGGGTTAAGTCATTTGACTCAGCAACGCCAGCAGCTCTGAAACAATTCAGGCATAAACTTCTGTTAGCCAACGCAGGCTCTCTTAATTTTGAGATTGACGAAATTGGTGACAACCTAACAGGTAACGCCGATGCCTTTAGTAAGTTCCTAGAACTTTACGACAAAGGTAAAATCAAGGAATCTCTGACAAAGAACACGAAGGACAACACGCGACTTAGCTCTATTGAAGGGCAAACACCGTGTAACCTGATCATGTTCGGTACGCAGAGTTCATTACTTGATGGCGGAAAAAAGGAAGAAGAATTTCTTTCCATGCAAGAGAAAGGCTACGCCCGACGCTGCCTATTTGGTTGTGAAAAGACGGTAAACCGTAGACTTGATCTTACAGCGGAAGAGATCTTCGAACGTAACAGTAACGAAGAGTCATCAGAGTTCATTGAGGAACTAGCGGAACACTTAATTGAGTTAGCTGACCCAGTGAACTTCAACAAACTCTTGTTATTGGACAAGGAAGAAGAAATCTTACGTATTGAGTATGACTTGTGGAACAAGCAACGCTCACGTGAGTTCAGTGAACACGATACGGTAAAACGTATCGAGATGGAAAACCGTGCATTCAAGGCGCTTAAATTAGCTGGCGCATACGCCTTCTTCGAAGGCTCTGCTAAGATAACTGCAGAACACCTCTACTACGCAATCGCTATTGTAGAAGACTCAGGTAACGCACTCAGCGAAGTACTTAACCGTGACCGTCCTTACGTGAAATTAGCTAAGTATCTTGGCTCAATGCAGCGTCCGGTTACACAGGTTGAGTTAGTTGAAGACCTACCTTTCTATAAAGGTAACGCATCTCAGAAAACAGAGATGCTAAACATGGCGATCGCCTGGGGCCACCAAAATAACATCATCGTGAAGAAGCATTACGTAGATGGTATTGAGTTCCTTACAGGTGAGGCTCTTGAAGAGACAAGCCTAGACAAACTTACTGTCTCATACTCAGACCATGTAGCGTACAACTACTATAACGATGTAGTTAATTGGGACAACTTAGGCAAACTCACCCAGATGCCAGATATGCACTGGATAACACACCATGTGCAGGAAGGTCACAGATGCGAAGACAACACTAAAGCAGGCTTTAACCTACTGGTTATCGATGTTGACGGTGAATCACCTCTTGATATCTCAAGACAGCTTCTAGCGGATTATAAGGCTGCGTTCTACACCACTAAACGTCACCAAACGGAAGGTGAAGATCGTTACCGCATTATCCTACCTATGAAGTATGGCTTGAAGCTGGACGGCCAAGAATACAAAGAGTTCATGCAGGCAGTCTATGACTGGCTACCATTCGAAGTAGATGAGCAAACCTCACAGCGAAGCCGTAAATGGCAGAGCCATGACGGTAGCTTGTTCCTACAAGATGGTGAACTATTTGACCCGGTCCCATTCATTCCGAAAACCAAGAAGAATGAAGAACGTAAGCAGCGACTCATTGATCAGCAATCGCTATCTAATGTGGAACGTTGGTTCGTTAACAACACCGGTTCTGGCAACCGTTCAAATCAATTGGTCAAGTTCGCACTAATGTTAGTGGACTCAGGCAAAACTATCAGCCAAGTAGAAGCAGCGGTGATGTCTCTTAACGAGAAACTCGCTGACAAACTCCCAGAAGAAGAAATTATGACAACGATCATGGTTTCAGCGCGTAAAGCCTTCGCAAAACAAGCAGCCGCTTAAGAGTAGTTTGGGCACCTCCGTGCCCTGCTGCGCTTTCATCAATTCAGAAACAAGAGAAACCAATGTCAGAAGTTAACGATAATCTCGTACTTATCTGCGGTAAGTCAGCCGTGGGAAAATCAGCGTCACTAATGGGACTAAAGAACCCAGAGGGTGTCATCTATCTAAATTGTGAAGCGGGTAAGAAGTTACCCTTTCGAAGCAAGTTCAAAGAACTTGTTGTCACTGACCCGTATCAGGTCGAAGATGCGTTTGACCAAGTAGAAGAGATGGATGACGTTCACACTATCGTCATTGACTCGCTTAACTACTTGATGGATATGTACGAATCACTTCACGTACTTACATCAACAAACACCATGCAAGCATGGGGTGAGTACACGCAGTTCTTCAAACGAATCATGCAGCAAAAAGTAGCAGCATCATCGAAGAACGTTATCTTCCTAGCGCACGTTGTTGACCAGCTCAACGAAGGCGAGATGGTTACTGAAACGAAAGTACCAGCCAAAGGCGCCATCAAGAACCAAGGCGTTGAAAGTTACTTCTCATGCGTGGTTTACGCCAAGAAGAAGAAACTGAAAGACCTCACCGATTTCGAAAGCGAAATGCTTGAAATCACACCGGAAGACGAAGCACTCGGCTTCAAATATGTCTACCAAACCAAACTAACTAAAGACGCGGTAAACGAGCGAATCCGTGGGCCAATGGGCTTATGGGACCAGAACGAAACGTTTATCGATAACAACGCGCAACACGTGTTGAACCGTCTTGTTGAATACTACGGCTAAAGAGTAAGGAGAAAATACCAATGAGCCTAATGAACAACCTTAAAACTAAAAAGAACATCGCCACTGACGAAGACCGTATTGGCGGCGGATTCCAATTATTCGACACAGGCCTAGCGGCAGGTGTCATCAAATACGCATACATTTCTGTAGCGAAATCAGGTGCAATGGCACTAAACGTCCAAGTAGATGCTGACGGTAAATCCCACTCTCAAACTGAGTACATGACCTCTGGTGAAGAGAAAGGTTGCAGCAACACCTACACAGACAAAGACGGTAACGAGAAGTACCTTCCAGGTTTCATCTTCGCTAACTCACTAGCGCTTCTAGCAACAGCCGAAGAAATTGCTGATCTAGACATCGAAGAGAAAGTAATTAAGCTTTACAGCTACGAAGAGAAGAAAGAAGTTCCTACCAAAGTGAACATGATCATGGACTTGGTTGGCAAAGACGTTAAATTCCTTATCGAAAAGCAGCTTGTAGACAAGCGCGTTAAAAACGATGAAGGCAAGTACGTTGCGTCAGGTGAAACACGTGAGCAGAACGCTATCGTTAAGTGGGTACGCCCACGTGACAACATGACCGTGACAGAAATCCAAGCTGAAGCGGAAGAAGCGGTTCACGTTGAAACATGGCTTGAGAAGTTCAAAGGCGAAGTTATCAACCGCGCTAAAGGTGCGGAGAAGTCTGGCGCCAAGTCAGGTGCTCCAGCCAAAGGTGGCGCAGGTTCATCAGCCAAAGGTGGCGTGAAGTCATTATTTAAGTAAATGATTCTAGCCGGTATCGACCCAAGCCTACGGAACTTTGGGATGGTGAAAGGTCACTTTGAGCTTGCTCAGGGTGACTTCGGCCTTGACGAAATCAAACTAATCGAAACGGCATCGGACAATAAAAATAAAACTGTTCGTAAGAACAGCGATGACCTTCGGCGTGCAAGGGAGATCTACGAAGGCATGTCTGCATTCCTAAAGGGTGTAAACATAGCCTTCGTAGAGATACCTATTGGTTCGCAAAGTTCAAGAGCCATGACCTCATACGGTATCTGTATCGGGTTACTGGCCAGTCTTAAAGTTCCACTAATTCAAGTCACTCCATCAGAAGTCAAACTAGCTGCAGTAGGCAATAAGAACGCATCTAAGCAGCAAATGATTGACTGGGCAACTGACACCTTCCCTGAAGCTAACTGGTTCTCTCACAAGCGTGGTGGGAACGTACACTACACAGGAAAGAACGAACACGTTGCAGACGCGTTAGCAGCCATATTTGCAGGCGCACGGACTGACACCTTTCAACAACTACTCGCATTTCAGAAGAAGATAGCGTAATGAAAATTGTATTCGAAGAAAAAGATATTAATGAGATCTTAACGCAACACGTTAAGGCTCAAAACATGCTAGGCCTTGCTGACAAAGACTTCAGCATTGAACTAGAAATTGATGGTGATTCTGTATCAGCAAACCTAGATACGGACGTAGCAGCCCTTGTAGGCGGCGAACCAGCTAAGAAATCTGCACCTAAGAAGCGCAGAACTAAAACTGCTGCTAAGAAAGAAGGGTCGGTAACTGAAGACGCTCCTGCTGAAAAGTCAGCGGAAGATAACGTTACCCCACTTTCTAAGAAAGTAGAGGCAGAGCCTGAAGTGGTTGAACCTGATCCTGTTGAAGAAACAGAAGAGGGAGCCAAAGAAGACAAGCCCCCGTTCAAAACAGAAGAAGAAGAAGAGGCATTAGTTAAAGCTAACAGCAAACCTCGCAAGTCGCTGTTCGTATAATGTTTCGTAAACTACTTCTCTTAATGAAAGCGATCGCAATAGCTGTAGGTTTGGCATTGCTGGCAGGTATTGTAATCGCTACTTCATACTTTCTGAGCATATTTTTAAGCGTAGCCGGTGTAGTAGCCCTAATCGCTTTTATCGTTGTAGCGATATACTCAGAAAAAAAGAAGAAGACCGAGTAGCTACAACATTCTCCTTACCAAGCCCCCTATATGGGGGCTTTTTTGTTTGAGCATAAAACATGACAACTCGTAGACCATTTACCCCCGCAGAAGACAACGTAGTAATGAACCTTATTGAGAACTGGAACTACCGTTACCAAGACGTAGCAGAAGTGCTAGGACGAAGTACAGGCAGCATCGGCAGTCGGGTTAACGTTCTTCGAAGACAAGGTTGGGCGCTCCCTATGCAAGGTAGAGCGAAAGAGCCCACCGTATTCGCACCTGGTTTCCCTATTCCAAGTTTAATGGAATTACCAGATGTTGATGAACCAGAACAATTAAAACTTGAGATTGAAGACTCAGGTTTATCAGGCATCGGCCGCAAAGCAGTGACCTATGCCCTAGCCTTCATTGGCACAATACTCGCGGGATTGGCTGGACTAGCTTACGCAGTATAAAAGAAAGGGCGCATTAAGCGCCCTGATGTTTAAAGAATTTCTGCTACTGCTTGCAGCGGCAATGGTTCGTCCCAAGCATCTAAACCACTTGAGATAGGGTTAGTAATCTTATCGAAGATAGTGCTACTTAGTACTGTCTCCACTGGTGATGTTAGCGCATTGTCTAGCGTCATCATTAGAGAAAGTATTGTACTCACTGGCTTCTCAGCGAATGTAGACCATACCGGACGTAGAATCCGTAGGTAATACTTACTGAACATCAACAACCCGTGGTCGTTAAGCCACTGGAGCTGTGGACTGGTAGGAATATCGTAGTTAACGAAGTGTTCGCTGACCGTATTCAACGCAGTCTGATCATCCAGCTTTTCAGGCGCCATTTCAGTTAAGTACTCAAACATGGCAAAACGTGCAGCAAAGTCAGACATCTGAATAGGTTGGTTCATCATCTTATACAGTTGCGTGTCTTGCGTAACGTAAAGGTACTTGCCTAGTTTATTCAGTGGCCCTACTCGCTTCGCGTCGGACCACTCATCAATCTTGCGTGCGGTCTTGCTCTTAAAGCTGAACGGGTCTTGCGTGTTATCGATATCTTCTACGATAGTCTGGAACAAGCCAGCTTCCATTAGCTTATGTACTGGGCTTGTGGCCATTAGCGTTTGTAGCTTGTTAGCCTCATTGCGGAACTTGCTGTACTGTTCAGAACCTGAATCCAAGATAGCCATTTCACGCTCTACTTCGTAGGCACGTTGACGTAGCTTGTTGTACTTAGCTGCTTCACGATAACCGCGCACGCTGCCGCTAAACGCTTGGCGAACTGGTATGTCGTTACCAAGCAGGTGTAGGAAGTTACTAACGATGTTGAACATGGTAGTCCAAAGGTTCTTAACAACTACGTTGTCCTTAATAATACCAGTGGCAACAGCGAAACCATCTTCACCTTTCTTGATACCGCGGATTAGTGCGCTAATCTGGTCAGGCTTAAGTACGTTCTCCAAACCTTTGCGAACTAGGCTAGTAACCATGCCTTGTGCATCGCGGTCAGTCTTGAAGATATCAGATAGACTTGGTTTGCGGAAACCTAGTGTTGCATGTAACAGCTCGCGCTTGATAGGTAACTTAAGGCCGGTCTTTTCACGAATGTACATTTGTGTGTCGTGAGGTAATAGCGACCAGTATTCGCGGAGGTATGCAGATTTCGCATTTGGGCCGATATGTACATAATCCGCTGAAGCCCTATCAGGGTCATTGTTGTACTGCTCTACCAGCGTGTCTACTACCGCACGGTTACGTTCACGGGTATTTCGTTTGTCAACGACATTGCCCTGCATGGTAGCCAATGCCTCGATAGCGTTATAGCGCTTCTGAAGACTGGTTGTACGCAATGCTTCTGACATTTCATAACGGAATGTCTTTATTGAACCGTCATTGTGGAAAGTCGGAATCATCATTGGGCCAGCATCAACCTCAACACTACGTGGGTCAAAGTTAGGGTCACTGATACGTGCAAGTGCGTTCTTACGAGCCGTACCGATAATGCCGCCTAAGATCTTGTGCTTATCCTTGTACGTGATTGGCTGCTCCGCTTTTTCCATAGAGTCAATCCATTCAGTACCTTTCATAGCCCCTGCCGTAAATGACATTGTACCTGTCACTCTTCGAGCCATACCGCCATCTTCAATTGCGAATAGTAGTAGACCTTTTGAAGAGTCTAGGCGTTCATCGCGACCAACAGCCCCAATTAACTTATAGCCCTGCTTATATAGAGACTCAGCTTTCGCACTCCCAGGCAAAGCATAGTCGTGAGTGATGTGCGGATTAACTGACTCAGGTGTGTAACCTTTTGTCATTTGCGTCACTTCGCCGTCAAAATTAGCTTCAAGGGCATCTAGGCGTAACTGTTCGTACTGCTTAAGCATGAACTCAACGCCGTTCTCGTCCTTTTGGTTGTTCTCGCGAATAACCTGTGAAGCGGCTTTCTTATGGCCGTTTGAAGTGTACGTCATGGCGTAAAGAGAAGTGAGTGTGTCTACCAGTTTGATTGCATCAGCTTTGCGATCGTCAGTTACCTTCTGGTTTAATCCAAACAGGTTAACGATCTGGTGAGCGTTCTTGTGCAACACATCAGAGGTGGCGTTACCCGTTACCATATAGTATGCAAGCGCTTTGGCTTGGTTAACGTAAGTAGTGCTGTGCTGGAAACCAGATATACGAGATTCGATATCTTTGATTTCGTTGTCTAGCGCTGCATCGTTTGTCAGGAACTCGTCGATTCGGTTGATATCGTAACCGTTAGCAAGTAGGTGGCCGGCATCAGTAGAAAGCAGTGATTTGTGTAGGCTTTCAGACGCTGCATCGCTTAACTTGCCTAACTTACTCTGAAGTAGTGACATCATGCCTTGTTTACCGAACTGACGTTGCTGCTCGATATCGCGATTGGCTTTACGCGTAAGGTCTATAACGCTATCCATATCAGGATGGCCTCTACCGAATACCTCGGTAAACGCCTCGTTTAGTGGGCTAGGTCTATCTTCGTCAGCCTTTTTGAACTGCTTACGTAAGAACTCAGTCATAGTACCGACTGTACCTGTACCTACCAACTGCGCTACGTTAGCCGCTGCCGCTATAAACGGGCGCTCAGACTCTGTACGTGAAGTAACGAAATCACCAGTTAGTGCAGAGTTAATAGCTTTGCTTAGGTACTTGTTAAGTACTGTCTTACCTTCAAGGTTCTTCCTTTCCAGTAGGTTAAGTTTTTGACGATTACGGTGATTAGTTTGAGCCATGCGGTTAAGTAACTGGTCTTGCTTCTCTTGCAAGTTACCACCGTGACGTAAGTTACCGTTAACCAGCTCTTCCATGCGACCAAACAGATCCATGACAGCCTTGTTAGCGCGTGACCAAATACTTCCATTGGTTTCAGTAGTAACCTCGTCTAGGCCTTCTAGGGCTGCACGAACTTCACTTGATACAGCAGAAGCTGCTGCGAATCGAGTAAGGAAGTCAGAGGCGCGAGAGTCTACGTACTTACCTGCTAAGTCACTGAACGCATAGTTACCTTTGTTAAGGTTCTTAGTACTAAACAAGTAATCGTACTTGGCTTTAGCCTTGGCAACTTCTGCCGCATCATCTTTGAAGTCAGGGTTAGGTAGGAAGCTTTCCCATGTAAGCGACTTTCTAGCTGATTCCCAGACATCAACGAGTCTATTCTTAACGAACCCTGCATCTAATATCTTACTATCAAGTACCGCTTCCAGTTGCTCCGCAACATAAGCTTCTTGAGGTGTAAGGTTAAATGTTGTTTGGATTGCGCTTACGAATGGTCTTGTACCGTTGGATAGGTGGGTAAGGTATTGATCAACGTCATCACCTAACGCCTCTTCCTCTAACTTAAGGTCAGCACCCATTGGGCCAGCGAACACGTTTACTATCTCTTCTTGGATTGAAACCAAGTGAGATGTATGTGCGTCAGTAGTTTGGCCATGCGCAGCTAGACCACGAATAAGTTCTACCGGTGACATTCTTTGGATGCGTTGAGCGTTCAGGTCAATGTTAGCGTCATTGCTTCGAGGGTTAACCTTACTATCCACTTCCATTACGGCAGCAGACAGCTCAATTAACTGCTTAAGTGCAGAGTCGTTCTTAAGTGACTTACCACCAAAGAAGCCTTTTAGTGCGTCAGCAAATGCGGTGAACGCATCTAATAGCTTACCGTTACGTCTACTCTTAACCTTTGTAGCTCTAAGCTTCCTGATGAAGTCTTTATTGGTCAAACCCCAAGCTACCAGTTCTTTAGAGTTTTCTAATGCAGGTAGGAACTTGCTGTCAGTGATCTTACCGCGAAGTTCTCTTAACAATTCATCAAGTTTTTTAACGGCTGGATTATCAGGTTCAGCGTCAATAGTGTTCGCAGTAACTACGTGAAGCAGTTCGTGAGCCAAGGTTTCAAGGTTTAGGCTGTTCTTGCTGAAGTCTGTTGACTTAAGTAACAGTTTACCTGTGCCTTTGATATGGGCGCCACGAATACCGTTCATCTTCTCGACCAACTTACTATCACTGTCCTTGTTCACAAGCTGCACTTCAAAGTCAGAAGGCAAGTTCTCAAGTAGCTTATTGATTAAGCTTACGTGGAAACCCTTTGAGCCAGTGGCATCTACAGCGGCTTTAAATGCTGAAGAGAATGACTCCCCTGCTTTCAATGCTTTTTCTAATGTAGTGGCGAATGGCGCGGTATCTTTTAAGCCAGTATCAGAAGTGTTTTCTTTTAGGTTCTTCTGTTGCATCTCCTTTGTGCGCTGCACAGTCGATGCGGTTTGTGTTGCTCCGTCTTTTGACAACTCAGGGGCTTTAGGTGCCTCGTATGTACCATTGCTACGGGCTTCATCGTTCTTATTACCAAGTTCAGTGGTAACACCTGTCCCAGGCAAATAGTATTGTTGCACCGATTCAACAGTATTACGCAACTCACCTAGACGATCGGAAGTCTCGACAGCCTTAGAAGTAAGGTACTCATAGTCGTTACCGCCATCGCGAGTATCTTTACCGAACTGGCTTGTAGTCGTATTCGTTAACTTATCGATAAGTGTCTTAGCTGTTGATGCTGAGATATCGCCAAGCTCTTTACGTTCATTGATTTCATCGACTGTACGGTCAATAAGATCTTTCGCGTAACTGAATGGGTTGTTATTGAATACGTTGTCCAAAAACGCTTGGTTAGCGGCCTGACCTACTTCTTTATAGTTGTTAAGTCCCGCTGGAATACCATCGTGAACGTTGAAGATGTCGAAGTTAGCTACTACCGGCTGAATAATTCCTGCATCGTTGCCGTGAATGTTCTGAACACCAACGCCCGGGCCGATGTTATTAGCGAAGGTACGGACAGTCGCAGTTGAAGACAGAGTATTTAATGAGCCTTTAGCGTATGAACCATTAGGTTGAAGTACTTGTACCTTTACAGCGCTGTTTGGTTTGAAGTTAGCCCTGTATGCATTGCCCTTGGCTGTACGCGCAGCAACATCTTCTACTTTAACGGCTTGTAAGTCAGTCTCGTATGTACCGTCACCGTTAGGGTTCTCAACGGCAGGCATGATGTGGTGCAGTTCATCCGCAATCGCTTTACGCGTTGCTTCAGGTATTTCATCAGTCGCATCGATAAGGCCTTCACTAACTAGGCGCTCTTTCTCTTCTTTAACGCGCATTTCGTACAGTGACTTAAATACGTCAGCGTGGTTCTTCATGTTGTCTATGTAGACAGCACGGTTGAATTTAAACGCTTGGAAGTGTGTTTCGATAGCATCAAGCATCGGTGAAGCAAAATCTTTACTGATGTTGTCTTGTAGGATTTTAAGACCAAACGTGTCGTACTCCGACTCGCGAATTTCTTCTACCGTGTTGAAGCGATTTACGCCCTTAAATACATTGAATGTCTTACCTTTCTTAGTAGTAACTAATGGCTCAATGTTCTGTAGCATGTAGTTTACTAGGTAAACCTTTTGCTCATCAGTGCCCTTAGTACCATTGATAACCTTGTCAATGTAGGTATCTAGGTTGTCTATGATTGCGGAAGCCAAGTCATTAGATAGTGAAGCCTTACCTGCACCGTATACGTTCTGCATAAGTGGGCTCTTGGCCATCTTACGGCTGATCTCTAGTGCTTTGTCTGAGAATACGTCCAAGCCCGTAAAGAAGCGTACAGCGGCAAATAGGCGCTTTGATTCAATACTATCTGGGTTGCGTTTCGCTACAACAATTTCATCTTGTAAGTACTGTTGCCAGATCTCAGCTTGTCGCTCGTAGAAGTCTTTATTACCTTCAGTGGAGGCATGTTCACCATAGTCGCGCTTTTCATTGAAGAATATGCCGCCGGCTTCTAGTTCTTCACGTAGATTGCTTGCTGTACCGTTACCGAAAATGATTGAGCCGATTACAACACCGTTGGTAATACCATCGATTTCTAGCCAGATATCAGCATCAAAGTGCTCTCGGCCTTTGTCGTTTGCTTCAAGGTATCGAGCCAAGTTAGTTAGAGCATGTAGTGAGTGAACATTATGTTTGCCCTTCTCTACTGCAGCTACAACATCTTCGCGTGCTGCTTTGCCTTCTTCAGTCTGCGCCCACTCTGTACCGTTAGCTTTCAATTCGTTGATAGCTACCGCGCCCTTGTTGAATACGTTATCTACGTCATTAATGATAGGGTCAAGTGCAGCTAGTGAGTCATCTACTGTTTGCTTATCAATATCAACGTCTAAGCCTTGAGCCACACCAAGTAAGAATGCTTGAATCTTAGGGCCATCAGTGACACTAACAGTTTGCTTCCAGCTCTTCATACCTACCAAGGCACGGTGAATCTTAGAAGTCTGTGGATTAATCATTTGGTTCGTGTAACCAAAACGACCATAGTTCCATACTTCCATACCCAAGTAGAATGGAGTAGACAGGCCATTTTTCATCAGGCTTAGTTTGTTACGCCAAGTTTGGTACTTGTTCCATTCGTTAAGTAGGCCATTACCTTTCGCTTCCGCGCTATCGCGCATACGCTTTGGCATTGCTTTAAGTCGGTTCTTAGATTCGATACCTAGTACACGTTCAAGTTCTGAGCCTTCGCCGTCATTGTCATCCACGTTTAACATAGACATGATCAAGTCATTGTCTTGGACGATAGTAATTGCTTTTTGCTCTTGCTCCGCTGTCATTGCACGTGTGCGCTCAGATACTTGTTTCATAGTACCTTTCATAAGTGCACCTTCCTTAAGGCCTTCACCAGGCTTAAGAGAGGGTTCGCGGTCTACCGTATGCGTATCAAATAAGTTCTCAATAACGTAGTCAGTATCTTCATTGGCTCCAATGATTTCCTGTACTTCATTACTCAAGCCAGTGTCATCAAATGGTTCTGTAGTTGGGTCGTGCTTAACGATTGCTGTGGTATATGGGATCTTACCGATAACTTTATCAAGCTCTTCAGGAGTAAGGTTTTCCTGTTTAGCTTTAGTCAGGCCAATCTGCATTAGAACGTTCTCACGAACTTCAGCATTACCTGCTTGGATAACATCAGCCATAGGGCGTTGACGAACATCTATTAGGCCCATATCAGACATAGTGGCCACAATCATCTGGCCTAGTTGTAACTGCAACACACTCATATCACGTGTTGATGCTGACTCTTCATTAAGACGAATACCTAAAGCAGATGCAGCGTTTTGACCTAACGCTTTATAAAGCATGTTGATGGGTAGACCATCTTTGGCCAATGCACCTACTAGGCTTGCAGGTACTTTATCGCTATCAGAGATGTTAAAGCGGCGAGCTAATACACGTGCATCAGTGTAACGTGTACCTTTAGCGTCATTAGCTAACCACGTGTATGCAGCGGCTGCTAGTCCAGCTTTGGCAGTTTCAGAGAATCCATCGTCTTCCATTAATGGCGTGTACAAGTGGAAATCAGGGTTCTTAGCAATCGCCTCTAAGTTAGGGATCGTATTAAGGCGTTCTCCAAACGCTTCTGCGAATTGTGTGAAGTGCTTAATGGCGCCCTTCTGATTAGAAGTAAGAGAAGTAAATTCTTTTGCGTAAGCCAGTACAGTAGATGGGGCTCGTTTTAACTGACTGATTAAGTTAGGTACAGCACGAACTAGCGTCTTCTTATTTGCAGGTACGAACTTCTTAGCGAAACCTTCATTCTCAAAGGCTTTCGCAGTTCCATCAAAGTTAGCCTTTTGGCCTTCCAGTGCACGGGTGCTATTGCGAACTGCCTTTTGGTCAGCCTTGTAGTTCTGAATCTGGGTAAGTAGTTCACCCTGACGTTCACGTACCGCTTCATTGATTTGAGTACGTTCTTTAACAGAGTGCGCTTCTTTATCAGCTAAACCAAGTTCAGCAATGACTTGATTGGTAATGCCTTCTTTGTCAGTAAGCTGCTTGCGAAGATCTTCTATTTGATTATCAATTCGAACTTCTTCAGCACGCGACTCTTGTAGTGCCTGTTCTAGGTTTGTTTCACCTACTTCCTCGTCTGTTACCGCTTCGCTCTCAGACTCGGTACTTTCTTCGGTAGTGGTTTCAGCTTCTGGTTCAGTTACCGTCTGCGTATTCTCTTCTGGCGTTGTTTGCGCCTCTGGCTGCGTTGCTTCTGTAGTTGGTTGTTCAACGGTGTCATTAGATACAGTCTCAGTGGCTTCAGGAGTGGATGTTTCAGTTACCGTAGGCGATGCGTCAGCAGTAGCCGTAGGTTGTTCCTGTGTAGCTTGAGGGGCTGTATTAGCTGTAGGTGTAGGCTGAGTTGACTGTGTAGAAATAGGGTCAACATCTCGTTTAGCCTGGATTAAACCATCTACCTCAGTAAGGACGTTTCGTAGGGCTTCAGCTTCACGTTGAATACTTGGAGCAATGCGCGGAGTACCGCTCTTCATTTCAAACTTGTGTTCACGGGCAAGGTAATCAACGGCAGCTTGTTCTTGCTCGTTGTACTGTAGTGTGAAGTTACCGTTTTGACCTACACGCGCATAAGCACCAAGGGCCAATTGAATAGCTTCTGATTTCTTAGTGTGTTTGTCTGCAAATGCGGCTAGATAATCACGTGCTTTATTGGCAGCTTCGATGTTACCTGTACGTAAAGCATGACCGACCTTTTGGCGGTAAGACTTAACACCTGATGCACCTTTATCTTTCTTGTTGTAAGTACCTTTAGACCTACCGTTGAAGATATCGTTACTAACAAGATCAGCATTAGGAGAAGAAGACTGGATATCGCGACTTTCCTCGATAACCTTCATTGACTGTTTAGCGTTAAAGCTATTCTCTAAACGAGTACGTTCTTCTGGTGTCCACTTGTCTGATTTTAGAAGTGCTTCCATCTGCTCCACGCTAATACTATCTGGTGATACAGCATCAGTGTCCAAGATACGTTGCGCGTTTAGCTCGAAGTCTTCGTTACGTTCAGTAGCGTTAGTTAAATTGGTGATAGCTTCAGTTGTGTTATTGTCTCGCGCAATTGCTTCAGAGATCTTTTCTCTATGCGCTTCAATAACATCTATCGCTCTACCGAGTTCACTAGCTTGTTGACGTAATTCAGGTTTCTTCTTGTCAGTGTCCTGCGCTATCTCACTAAATACAGAATCAAGACGATCCACTGCAGCGTCCCAAAGACCACTTAATTGCTCAATGGATTCATTGGCTTCAGTTGAGTCTGGGTCTGTCGTATCTTTTGACTGTGCTTCAAATTGGCGCGAGATAGTACTAGCGACTTCTTCTATGTCTAATTTTTCTGATTCTTCTACCTGTGCGGTAGATTTTTCAATGATATCTGAATAATCCTTAGTCTCATTAGCCACACCAACTGATTGTTCAGTACGTACTTTACGCGCCTTTTCAACATCATCGTTAGACTGGTTCTTAGTCTTTGCACTTTCAGCAATTGCCTTAGCAACTTCAGGGGCAGCTTTAGTAACGTCCTTAGCGGTTTGTACTGCTTGACCAGTACCAGTAGTTACGCCTGATGCACCTGCACCAATAACAGCAGCTTCAAGTACATCTTTACCATTGGTCTTGAGATCGAAGTCTTCACCAAAAGCATCTTCTTCAATAGCTGACTGTGCACCTTCGGTTACTGACTCTAAGACAGAAGAACCAGCTACCTTAGCTGGACGCTTGATTGACTCTTCAGTAGCTTTACGTGCAAGTGATTTGGTCTTAGGTGCTTTACCTTTATTTAGTGCCTTGGTAATACCTGCAGCGCGTGCAGTTACCACATCACCGGCAAAGTCTAACGCGCCAGCTAGTGCACCTTCTTGGTTAGCTTCTTCAATATCAGCTTTAGTAAGTGAGGTGTTTTCATCCTGTAACTTTCTATCGATATTGTTCGCACGAACATCGTTAGCGTAGTTAGCACTATTAATTACAGCTAATCCAGGTACAGCAGCAGATGCAGCTCCTGCCAAACTCTCAGCAGCATATTCGATTGTAGAGGCAGGGTTATTCACCAGTGACTTAGCGCCATCAACCGCAAAGTTAAATAGTGCCATTGGGTTACTGGTTAATGACTCTTCATTTGATAAGCCAGAGTCTTCATAGGCTTTGGCGATATCCGCAGACTGTTCTTCACGGTTAAGTGGGTTAAATGCTTTGGCTACTGCCGTGTCTTTAGTTAGTGCGTTATCAATATTACCTGCTTGCTTCAAGTTACTTAACGCCTCCGCGAATACTTCGCGAGCCGTACTAGAAGAAGGCATGTGATGTGCACTTGTACCGAATTTAGGTAAGTAGAATTGAGAGGTATCAACTTGCTGGTCTAGATAGGTACTGTCTTCAGTACTAAGGGTTTCACCGTTGAGTTCACGTTGTGCTAGACGTAAGGCTCTGTCATCCAGTTTACCAAGTAAACGGTTTGCCTCAGTGTTATTGGCTCCAGCTACAGCTTCTGAAAGGACTTGTAGGCCACCTTGAGCCAGTCGGTTAACTAACTGCTTACTTTGGCCTGAGAGCGTACCTAGTTCGCTGTTACGTGCCCATGAATCACGGCTAATCTTAGCCCGTCTGATTTCTTCAGCAGCTATTCTGTCTTGTGCAGCCCTAGCTGTTTCAGCGGCAGCAGTCACATTTTGCGAGAACTTATCGAAACCAATGAGTTCATTTGCTCTCTTTTGGATGCGATCACGCTTCATTTGTGTCTTTTGGACACTTAGTTCATTGGACATAAGGAGGGTGTCTCTCTGATTGGGGGGTATTGCGGAGATAAATAAGGGGTAACGATGTACCCCTTTGGAAGATTATTGGCCTTGTCGCCTTGCTCGCTTAAACGAGTTCTCTAATATACGTAGGCTGTCATCGGCTTCATTTTGTAACGTATCACGCTTCAATACAAGGTCTGATAGCTTTTTTTCATGCTCTTTTATTGATGTATAGCGGGCATGGTACAGCTTGAAGCCTTTTTCAATCTGCTTCTGGAACTCTTCTTGACTCCAACCACTACCGTCGTTATTCGCTACTGAGTCCATTGCATACTTAACAGCGGCACCTAACATGCGATCACCATCAGGGCCAGTAATGATACTTTCAAGTCCCTTATCAGCCAGTAGGTTCTCCTTAGCTGTATTAAGTGCATTACTTGCCATCTTGGTAGCGTCACCTCCCCAACGGGAGTCTCCGCCAGTGAGGAAGTGATCTAGTCCGTCTATGCCCTCATACCATGAAACATTTTTATCAGATTGCTCTGCCACGTACTTAAGAGCAGAAGAGGTAGTATTATTAGTATCAAGGAAGTGACCTAACTCATCCCCGTATGTCGGCGTACTGCCTGACATGATATCTATCTTCTGATTGGTACTGTCGATGATGCTATTGTGGACGCTCTGTGCGTTAGCTAGTGACTTACGTTGATCTTCAGTAAGACCATTGCGTGCGTTAAAGTCGTCCTGCAAACCGGCAATAGTGTTTTTAATGATTTGTGCATCAGTTACGCCTGCTTCCTGAAGTTGGCCTTGCACGTAATCTTCAAGGTTGGTCGGGTCATCAACATTTTGTAGTGCATTGTTTCTAATACCAAGTGCGGTATCGGTTTGTGCGCGAAGGTCTAATGTACGCGTGCGCTCATCCATTTTGAACTTGTCTTCTCGTGCATCAACTCTGGCCTTCTTCAAGGTATTTAGAAGAGTGGATTTGTCTGTGATAGTAGAACTACCGTTGATTACAGATTCGGCCTCGTCAAACTTGCCAGCAGCGATTAACGCATTGGCATTGCGGGTATCAGGTCTTCCTGCAACTTCCGCTTGATTGTCAGAGAACTCTTGCTGTTGCAGGGCATCTGTACGTAGCGCGTTATCTCTCCCCTGTAGTGCGCTTTGTACTGCGGCAGCGTCTACCTGACTAGCGTTTAAGCCACCCAGTTCACTGTTAATGCGTTGATTGAATTGGTCATAGCCATCAATATCATTGAAGCCGTTTATCTGCTTAAGGAAGTTCTGAGTATTGAAGTCCTTGGTTTGTCTTTCTGTATCAATCTGACCTTGACGATAAGTGTCAGCGGCACGCCCTAACTGGGCGATGCCTGCGTTCAACTGATCACCGGCCGCAATTTGTAATTGGTTGCTTGAACCGAAGTTCGGCATTCCAACGTTACGCCATGTGATAGGGTTTGCCATTAGCCACGACCCTCCAAGGTGTTCTGATTAACGTAACTGGCTTTCTGGGCATCAGTTAGGTAGCCGCGGGAATTGGCGCGATCATTAATTGAAGTATTGTATTGAGATACCTGCTGGTTAAATTGGTCGTTGAAGGCACCTTTCTGGAAGTTGAATTGGTCTTTAGCTAAACCAAGGTTCTGAAAACCTAACCATGATTGTGCTAGACCCCCTACTGCTTGTGCTGTTGGCAAGAATGTTCCTGCGTGCTGCACTCCGGTGTCTTCATTGGTGTATCCGAACAATGAGTCCCAGGTAGAAGGGTTAAAGTCCTGTGTAGCGGTTGTAGGGACAGGATTCAGAGCGTTACTAGTTAGCTGCTGTGTGATAGGTAATGTGAACATACGTTGTCCTAATTGAATTTAGGTTTTGGGAGGGAAAGATTAACTTCTGCGAAATTTTCAATGGCAGCGTAAGAGAGATCTGCGATGTTGGTTTGAGTAGTTCTTCGATAGAAGTTGGAGGGTTCTTCGTTGAAGTCGTGGATTGGCCCACTGTTAACGAAATAGAATGGGTCGATGATATTAGACGGCTTAAGCAGTTCCTGCTTCGCCTCTAGTTCATCCATGAGGCTTTCAGATTCATCCTGAAATGCTGTCACCTCTGCTTGAAATTCTAGCATGTCCTTTTGCAGGTTAGTACTGATAGCTGAATTGATGCCCGTACTTAGTTGAAGTAGTTCAGTCGGCCCTAGCTTAAGAAACTCATTACCTGAAAATTCTGTGTACAAACCAGCGGCCATAGCTGCAATAGCAGCAACGAAAGCAGCCTCTACACCGATCAGCTCAACCGCGTATTCAAGAGCCAAAGTAATAAGGTACTTCTCTAAGACCAAAGACACTAAGACAATTAAAGCGTGTGTTACGCCTCCGGCCGTAAATGCCGCTGCAACTGTAGTATATACGTCTACACCTGTGGCTATAGTGATTACTATGGTTACTGCTACTAAGAACTGCTTAAAGGCTTTTGTCTCATACCACTCAATCTTAGACTTCTCATAAGCATGTGAGATTATTTTAGGGGCAGCGTATAGAAGCTTCTGTCTGTCGAAAGAGTTGAGCTTGTTAACGTAGTACCTATGCAAAGGGATAATGAAGTTCTTGTTGTCCTCATCTTCTACAGCCTCCCTAAGTGAGGTTTCGATGCTACCGTTACCGTACACCCAGTTGCGATGTGTGGGGTTAACGATAACAAGTTCTTTATACTCGTTAGCCTTTGTTTGTTGTCTGATGTACCACTTGTCGTTTTCTCCAAGTGAAAACTCGCGCTCCATTGAACCAACTTTACCAATGCTGCCGGTAATGTTCCGAATACCTACGGAATTGAAGGCCAGAGTCAAAGAGACATCATCTTCGACCATGATATCCATTAAGCCTTGAACCAGATTATCCAAGGGAAAAACGAATTTATTATTCTGGTCTACGGTAGTTTTTAGTTCGGGAGGTTGCTGATCGTAAATGTGAGTAAAGAACTCCATGAGGTACATGAGTTCAGCTTTTTTCTCTGTCTCTACGTCTACAGCCAACATGAAGTAGGCTTCGTCAATATCTTTTATAGAGGGACTGCTTTGGATGCCTGCAGAGATAGCCAACGCATCTACATCTAGGCGTTTGAGTAGCTCTATTGAGGTTTTGTAAAGCTCAGTATCTTTTCTACTGTCATCGAACATATTCTCATTTTGAGAAATGAACGGAACAGTCGGGTAGTACTGACTGAACTCGTCTGGGTCTGCGTCAGGTTGACCAAGCAAGGTCTTTTCAGTAAAGGGTGTGTATATGAGTTTCGGTTGCTTTTTACCGTTAGAATCGATCGTGTGGTACTCAATGTACGACTGAAATATAAGGTCAGGACTAATATCGTCCATCTCAATTACACCCTCTTCATCGTAATAGTACGATTCGGTAGCGGATGCTGTTCTCACTTCACCATTTAAAGTTACTGGGTCGAATATCTTACTGACTACTTGGGTTGTCGAACCATCCTCTAATACGTAATGTCTTTTGCGCGTTTCTTGGTATGTGATAGAAGATAGTGCACGAATACGAAACTTAGCATGAATAGAGAAATACAATTTATACCCATAAGCATCGCGGAATAGTATCAACTCTGTTGGGTCGCGGTCTCTCTCTTCCAGGGGGATGATTATGTGCTCAAAAGAGTCATACCTATGTGTCACCGTTTTACTAGGTACTACAGTTTGGGACTCGGTAGTAGTTACCGTGTAGGTGTCTACCCTAGTGGCCGGCTCGCCGTTATATGTGTCACCGGTTTCAATAGTACGGTTAACAGGTATGCCACCTTTAAGTGCATCAAACTCCGGTGCTAACGTATCAGTAAAGTCTGATTGGAAGCGGGCATAGTTATCATCAATTAAGCCATCAAAGCTATGGTTCTGGGGTTCAATTTTACTGGTGTAACGGTTGTAACCGTACTCGTTAGTTAACTTGTCCTGCGTAAGTTCTAATGCCGACCAACTAGGAACAATTCGACTGGTATCAATGACGTAAGGCTGACTCTCATACTGAGACATGATTTCAACTATCTGTTCATCAGTAAGACCGTTAGTGAAAGCTTTCTGATACGGTACACCAAGTGAGTACTGATTCTTACCATAGGAAAAGAAACTCTCCATTTTCCAGTTGATGCCACTTATAGCCCTATTCAGTATATTGGTTGTAATTCTCTTAGACTCGCCACCGAAAATGGGCTCCAGTATAGCTTGGCTAAGTGGGTCAGGAAGATCGTCATACAACGAGGTAGTACTGGTTGCAACGCTGTATCTATATTTAGCCATAATAAAAAAAGGGAGCAAATGCCCCCTTCCTCCTTAAGTGTTGCGGCTAGGTGCTACGCACCAATGCCGCTCTTCGCTTTCTCAACTACTGAGTTAAAATTCTCAACCGTGAAACCATAAGGTACAGGGTCGTAGCCGTTATCGGTTGTTCTAAGCACGCTCCATACATCAGCAAAGTTCTTAAATACTTTCTGTTCTGCATCGCGCTTGTAACCTTCGATTTGTTGGCCGTAAAGCTCTCGCTGCTTACCTAAGATACCGCTAACAGGCACTCCATCTACTGAGTCAAGAATTTGTGCTTGCTCGGTTAGCTTACGTTGCTGAAGAACTTCAACCTCTTTGTTGAATTTAAGGATGTTGGCTTCAGTGGCCTTAACATCACTATCAACCTTAAGTTTCTGAGCATTGGTCAATGAGATTTGTGCATCAGCGGTGTCCCTAGACTTCGCAGAGGTGAGAACTTGTTCTTCCAGTACAGACGCTTGCTTATCGAGAATAATGCCCTGCTTCGGTACGTTAAGGGCTTCTGCTGCAAGGTTGCGAGTACGTTGCTCGGTGAATAGAGACTCTTTACCTATTGAAGAGATTTGCGCTGTAACCAAGTCAATGTCTGTATCTAGCTTAGACACTTGTTTTGTTAGTAGTGTGTTCTGAGTACCTAAGTTAGTGTTTTCAGACGCTAGGTTAATGATTTGCTGATCAGCAATCGCAGCGTTCTTACCTTGTAAAGTAGTCTGTGCCTCTGTATTGGCTTTTTGAGCAGTAAGTAGTGAACCCTGTAAAGGAATGTTCTGACCTTCAGCAACAAGGTTTGTTGTCTGTTGCGAGATCTGGGAGGTTTGTGCTTTAACACGTTCCAGTTCTTCGTCAGCAGTTAAGACTTGCTTATCAAGTAACTTACCCTGCTTTGCGATGTTCTGGCCTTCCAAGACAGCATTAGCACGTTGGGTAGAGATTAAGTCTGTTTGAGTGTCAACTTGTGCACGCTGTGACTTAATTAACTCTACTTGCGCCTTACTTCCAGGTTCGGACAGAAGGAACTGCATTGACTGTTGAAGAACTGCCGTAGTGAGGTTTGTATAGACTTTGCCATACTCTTCCCCACTAAGACGGTTTTTCGAGAACTCAACATCGAGGTGTGCCCGAACGCTTTGCATCAACGTGTCAAAGACACCATTACCATCGATGCTACCAGTAGTTAGTTCGTTCAGGCTCATTTACTTAACCTCGCGCTGCTTGTGACTTAGCCAGTTCAGCTAGTTCAGCTTCAGTTAGTGGCTCCATGACTTCAATAGCGAACTCATTAGCCAAACGCGCTTTACGTTGCTGTACGTTGTTCTTGGTTCGTTCCGTATAGAACACGTTGAACTTACGGCGCTTAAGCATCTTGTAGATGATATTAGGGATATGATAGCCCTCGTCAGTATTGAACTTGACGAACTTACGGAATGTACCGATTAGTGAGTTACCGGCTGTGATGATTTCACCATCCCAGTCTTTCTTAGCTGGATTCATGCAAGTAATGTTTACGCGAACAAGCTTTGACGCTTCAGCTAGTACTTCAGCACGTGATGGGCCTTTAGTTGATTTAACTGGGGTTCCCACTACTACAGCTTTTGTTGCATCTGCCTGTGCTTTTAGGAACTCGTCAATTTTTTCTTTAAGTTTGTCTTCACCGATGTTTGGGTGAAATGAAATGCCGTACTGCTCGGCTTGCGCCTTTAATTGGTCTAGTTGTGACATTGATATTCTCGAAATTTAGAAAGGAAGAAGTGAACCCCTTAAGAGCAAGGGGTTCGGTGTGATTAGGCTTTAGCCGCTGTCATAAAGCGTGCGATACGCTCAGGACGTAGTGGCAAGAAGCCGTAGTACCATTTGATAGCCATGAAGCCAGTCTCACCATACGGGTCAGTACGGTCAGCAGTTTCTTCGCCAGGCTTTTTATGGATGATCTTGAACTTAACGGTCTTACCATCAGTTTGGAAACCGATAGTAGCGAATGACTCGTCACCAACAACTAGCATTGGGAATACGTCAACTTTACCGCCAGTCTCGTATGAAGTGTTGTCACCGGCTGCGCCAGCACCTTCGTAACGCTGCATCTCTAGTGGAGTGATGATACGGAAGCCTGCAATTGAGCCAACTTCACCACGTAGAGTCTGACCAGAAGCCGCGTAGTGCTTAACTTCAACAAACGCTTTTTCGCCGTGGTAGTCCTTCATCGCCATTAGCGTAGGGATTAGTTCAGACGGTACGTACATTGGGCGACCACCGCTAACTACTTTGGTATCGATGATACGAGTACCGGTAATTACCTTAGATTGCTTAGGTGTACGGTTGTTATCTAGGTCGATGCCAAGCTTAACAAGGTCGTCGTAAGTTACTAGGTCTGCAGGGCCAACTTCATCAAGGTCTAACGCTGCGCCAGCGAACTTAACAGTACCAGCCGCGTTTAGGATATCTGCTTGTAGAATTGCTTCAGTTAGCTGATCAGCACCAACAATCATTTCGCGGTTTACGTGAGAACGTAGCTCTGCATCAGAATCGAAGTCTAGTGACTCTTGGGTGTACTCGTCGAAGAAACCCATTTTCTCAAGTGTGCCTTCCAACGGAATACGTTTGAAGCCAACTCGGTTAACACGACCACCGGTTTCAGAAAGAAGAGGAATCTTCGAAGTGATAGTACCGATGTCTTTACTTGAACCGTAAAGATTACCGTTTGCGATAGTTGCGCCAGATGCGTCAATACCTTGGTCATTGATGTTGCGGTCATCAAGTAGCGGCAAGTAGTGGTACAGCTTCATGGTTTTACCCATGTTCTTAGGCATGTGCTTAGAAGAAGCCAACTGGCCAAAGTACTCTTCTTTTACTGCTTCAATGAGGGCTTTTTTGACGTAGTGGTCGGTACGGTGCTGAACACCAATAGTTGATTGGTTACCGCCAACTGGATCGTTATATTGTCTAGACATGAGGAATGTTACCTACTAGATGTAGCTGTCTGAGAACTCCTTTTCGAAGTCTTCGTCAGACATAGCTAGGGGATTAAAGGTGGGATTTTGTGAAGCAGAGGAAGCTGAACGTGGCGTAGCTGCTGCGCGTTTGCGCCTTGCTACTTGTTTAGCTTTAGGGCTTGGTTGTGGCGTAGGTTCGGGGCTTTCTTGCGTTGGCGGGTTTTCTTTATTGAAATTGCCCTGTGAGAATAGACGATCACCTACTTGACGGTACGCTTCGATATCAGAGAGGCCTGATAACCGTCCAAGCATTCTATCTTTGTCAATCTGAGCAGTGATCTGGTCATAAACACCGTTTTCGATGTGCTCGTTGATTGCAGTTAAAACTTCGGGGTTGTTCGCAATAATGCGTTTACTAGTTTGGTCCCAAACGTTGTTTACGACATCGAGAGTTTTTTCGTAAGACGGGGTGTGCTTGATTTCATCTAGTACCTCGTCTAACGCAAACTCCTTATCGTCTACAGAGTAGGAATTTGGCTTGTATTCATCCGCTGAGTCTAGGTCATAGGTTTCAACACCTGATTCCTGAACTAGCTTCTTAATTGCGTCTGGATTTTTCTTGTCCAGGTCTATGAGGAACGATAGCTTATCTTCTGCAAGTAGACCATTGTTGTCCAACATCTTCATAAGTTTGAGGTTGGGTTTCAATGAAGCCATCTTCTTATTGTAGTTAGCACCCATCTGCATGAGCCGTACAGCGTCTTCTGGGTTGTCTACCTGCATCTCTCTACCATTTGCCTTAAAAGGCGCTGTGAGAGCTTTATAGAAGCTTTCGTAGTCTACATCGCTGGAGTCTTTTTCAGCGTCATCGGGTTCCCCGTCTTCATCGTCTTCATCTGAGCCAAGATCATCAGTTTCAGAAGCCTCTTCAGCTTCCTCATCAAGATTTTCTTCTTCTTCAAGGGTTTCATCGAACTCACCTTCTTCTTGCTCATATTCAGGTTCTGAGTGTTCATCTACACCTTCGTCTGCACCGCTGTCGCTAACAGACTCAGGCTCTTCAAATGATTCTTCTGAAAAGTCAGGGACAGGCAGTTCTGCGAACTGCTCGTCACTCATGCCTAAGATGTTGTCATCACCCATCTATTAGGCCTCCGCTTCTTCAGCGTTAATTTCTTCAATTGCCAAGTCCATATCTTCGATGGCGGCTTTAGCTTGATCGCCTAAGAAACCACGAGTATTTAGGTATTGGCGTAGAAGCGAGATTGAACGCAGAGAGTCCATAATTTCTTTTTGTGACTCTTCCGACTGGAACTCAGGGTCAGCAAGCAATCCAGTTAATCGAACCGGCTCTTCTTTGAAGTAACCTTCAAGAATTACGCGGTTGAAGTGACGACTCTTCATCAAGTGGTCAACAGACGCTGCAGTATCAACTAGCTTCTGTGCTTCTTTTTTACCGATTTGGATTTCTTTAACTTGTTCTTCTCTGTTCATTTGAGGTTTTCCTAATTGTCCTGTCCCGATAGGGAGCAGATTGAGGTGAGATAAAGGTGTCCGAGGAACGGACACCGAGGGGTTTATTGATTAGATTGTTTAGGTGGGTTAAGTGAGGCTTTCACTCTTTCCAATTGAGCATTAGCAGAGGCTTGTGCACCTTGCTTTTGAAGCTCACGTTCTTGTTTAACGCCAGCTTCTTGTTCAACAAAGTCGAGAGCCATTTGATCAGCTTTAGCTTCTTCACTTTCTGCTTTCGCGTAATCCAAAGTAGCCGATGCTTGGTTCTTCATTACTTTGCTATTCAACTCTTGAAGTTCGAGTTCTAGTAACTGTATTTCAAGTTGTTGCTTTCTCTGTTGAAGTGGGTCAGGTTGAGGTTGGTATTCCTCAATCTTTTTAGCTAGGTCAGGCATCTTACGAAGGCGTGCGATTTCAGCACGTATCATTCTTACTTCACCTGGATCTGAATTAGGGCCGGTAGTTTGAAGCATGAATGCTAGTTCTTGTGCTTTAGCGTTATCTTCTTCAGCAGATGAAATAGACAGCTTAAGGTCAATCTCTCCTGCTAGTTCGTCACGCTTAATAGCAACGAAGTCCTCTTCGGTAACACGGACGATTTCTTCATCTGAAAGAAACTCCGCGTTCATGGACACAAACTTGCGACCAATTTTAACGATACCGTCAGCTAAACGTCTTAAGATACCTAACTCACGTTTTGAAGCTGCATCAAGTGCACCGCGTATGCCAGTAGCCGTTTCACCTAGTGCATCACCAGATAGGCCTCCAGCAAAAGCTTTAACACCGGTTAGTGATTCAGCTTCACCATTTTGTTGTTGGAACATGAATTGCGCTGATTGTGGGATTTCAGCGTAAGCACTCACATGGAAGATGCTTTTAGCGTCCTGATTACCGTTAAACTCAAAGTCCTGGCCTTGAGATAATCTGCGCTTGTTAACAACATCTAGTGCACCTTTACGTGTGCCGCGTTGACCATTAGCGTTAGAAGCTAGTATGTCCAACATGCCACGGGTTACTGCACCAACAACCTTTTGGTTGTCTTCTATCAGAGCACCGTCAGGTTCACCGTAGAAAGAGTTTTTGATAGGTAGGAACGGTATGATTACAAACGGCAGCTCACCGTCAGGGTATGGGTTTTCTTCTAAGCGAATAAGTGTATCGCCAACCCAAGTAGCAACAATGGGTACTACTCTACCGTTACCATGAATATCCCAAAATCCCCAGTATTCGAAAGCCACGAATTGCTTACGGGGCTTATCTTTAAAGTTGAAATTGGTATTGTCAGGGTTATGGTCATCGGGGTCTGCTAGAGGGCTGTTACGAGTAAGTTGGATTTTGTCCAAGTTCGTATATAAACCAGAAGCCTCAAGTTCAGCCAATGACGTAGTGAATTTGTATGTCGCAAACTTTGCTTTCTTGATGTCACCTTTGGCGGAGGGATCTACGACTACATCGTTGTAGTCGCAGACTTCAGCGGTGGGATGATTACGCTTAACGACAGTTTCTGTAACAGTCTTAACACCTGACTGGAAAACCTGAGTAGGTCGTTGAAGTTCCAGTGAACGTAAAACAGAACGCTTTAGTTCTTCAGGTAGTTGGTCAAACTCTTGGGGATTGGTCTGACGTAGTTGAGTCAACTGTTGCAGTTGAGCAAAGAATCTAGGGTCATTGGTTACACGTTCTGAATAGGTCGGTACTTCTTTCTCGACTTCTTCTTCTTCGTACTCCCAACCAGTGCGAATGATGATGGTGCCTTCGTCTACACCAGTTCTTACGTACTTATCGATAAATGGAATCTTATCGACTTTGTGATTGAACTGATAATTCAGAAGCAATGCATTCTGTCGCGCTGCTACCCTATCTTCAAAGGTTACAGGTTGTGCCGTGAACAAATCATTTGTAGAAAGGAAAGGTTCAGACAGGGATGAATAGCGCCATTCAGCTTGCTTACGAATAAGCTTGGGTTGAATGGTTGAGCGAGTCTTACTCTTAGGAAGTTTCGCTTTGCCAGTGATATGAAGATTGTCTAGCCACTCGTCAATTTGCGTGACTTGCTTATCGGCTTCAATCTTCGCGTCTTGGTAGTCCTGCTTGATCTGGGCTAACTGTGGTTCGTTAGCCCAATCTGTCAGCGAGGTAGGATTTTCGTGCGGAGGTAATTCTGCGGTATTCATCTGAAGGGGCAACTTATTAGGCAGTTAAGTTGATTCCTGACTTAGGTGAATCAGGAACGAGATGGATTTAACTAAATGCGGGATCTGCTGGCAAGGTAATTCTTTAACTAAATGTTAAAGATCATACAGTTAAGGTGGATTAGTTATGATTTAGTTAAATACGGGGAATGTAAACTAGAGGGTTTTAAATGCGTCCTATGCTATCGCACGGACGCAAATTTGGAGTTTTAAGCCTCTTTTTCTGCTAATTTTGCGTCCAACAGTTTTGGAAGGTCTTCGAGTTTAGTGCCTTCCGTTGCACCAAGTTTTTGTGCAAGTGTTTGGACTACTTTACCTAGTCCTTCGTTTTGAGATGCGGCAGCATTAAGTTGTGATTGAAGGTTAGCGATGATGTCGAATGATAGTGATTTTGCTTGGTCGTTCATTATGGTGTCTCGGTAGGTGTAAGTGTAGGAAGGATTGAGTCAGTGAAATAGAGTTCACATTTCTCTTCAAGTGATAGGCCCGTGTACTTTTCGTCAGAGAGTTCTACGTTGCTTAAGTACAGGTTTGGGGTGTAATTACCTTCGCGCATAAAAGTAAGCGTGTAAGGTTGATGACCGGTTTCATGGGCTGAAAGCGTAGGCCAATAAACAAACTGAGCATTTAAGTCAGTATTGGTGTTTTGGTTGTCAGAAGCTTCTACGGTAGCAGGCTTTGAAAAGTCTGAGGAATCGGTGCTTAGGTTCTCATACGTATTTTGTGAGGCATGGGTCGATAAGCTTGCTGATTGTACTCGGACAACTGCATCAGTAAATGTCTGACCTTGGGCATCCGTAAAGGATAGGTTTTTAAGCATGGGATTACTCTAGTTGTTATCAGAAGGGTCTGAATCGGTAACAGGACGTTACCTTGAAAGGAATAATTATTATGAAGCCAAGAAAGACCTGAGTAAAGCCCTTCTTGGCGTTATATATTTAAATACCTGGATTAAAACTGAATGACTCCATCACCCAATCAACCGTGGTTTCTATCTGTTTAGTGTGGTCGAGTGCGTTACGGACTATCATGCGAAGAGTGCCTTTAAAGTAACGTTCTTCGTTCTTGTTAGCTCTGTAAGACAACTTAATGTAAGAGTTACCGCCGCGCCACCCTGTGTCGAAAGTCATACCTTCCCTAGTATTGCCCTCTATGGTTATGTCGTAGTCCCTCTCGTTATCAGTACGGGTAACAATGAATCTGTAGTGCAAATCCTTTGCGTAAGACCCGTAGCCTACTGGGGCTTCCTCCCCCATGTTGTAGACCAGAGCTACCGTACCAGCCCCGTTAGTAACATCCACGACTTCAGTTTTCTTTGAAGGTTTATAGATGAAATAGAGGGCGCTTACAGTGTTCCTCAAGTCAGTCAACCTTATGGGAGGAGACTTTGGAACATGCTCGTTTCTCTTTAAAGAGGCCACGTAACCTCCCCCCCTTACGTATTCCCTTAAATTAGGGTAACTCCCGCCAAAGCCAAAGAATTGCCTTACCTGAGACATCCTAATGGTCCCAGACTTAACTGGGAACTCTATAATCTGCTCAGGATCTGGAAACTCTTTAGTGCTTAGGTTTGTGGAGGCACGTGCTGTATGGAAACGGGCCGTTACTTTCTGAGTAAGGTCGTACCCTGCAGGAGCATACACGTAGGCATACACAGGGTATATCCCATACACAGTGAATACCTGTACGTGTGCGTCTGGAGCTGACCCACGGCGCTCAATGAAGTAAAAGTCTAAACTAGTCTCCAATGTAGCCGTAGTCTCACCCTGTAAGTCACCTGTAGGTGTTAACCTTAACCTTACTATCTCTTTAGGCTCTAAGTTACTACCAGAGTCAGTGGTGGACTCAATGACCTCCACCTTTAGCGAGGTTACTGAACCAGATGCCATGTTAATTCACCCCCTTTTCAAGTTGGGTTACTTTGGAACTAAGCTCATTTATAGCGTTCACTAAAAGACCTACAAGTGCCATTGGAGAGACATTAAGCATACCCTCACTATCCTCACCGATTGCTTCAGGCAATACCTTCTTAACGTCTTGAGCGATGATACCCGCTTTACGTTCGTTAAGTTTAAGCTGGTCGTAAGTGTAACCATGTAGCTTAGCCACCTTACCTAGTGAGCCTTCGATAGATTTTAGTTTATCCTTGACTCGTCTATCTGAAGTAGCGATGAAGTCCTGCGCTGTTACTTCGCGAGTGACCTTCATATCTCCATTACGGAAGAAACGAGCAATCGTCCCCACGCTAATGCTACTAGTGTAGTAATCACCTGACGTATTGGCGGTCTGAATACGTAAGTCTTGTCCCTCCATGTTGGCTTCAAGCCTGAATGAACCAGCATCGTTGTTTTTAGATACGATGGCGACGTTTGCGTTTTGACTAGGGTGACGGAAACGGGCCACAACCTGACTTGCGTTGTTCTGGTCCTTGTAGACATCCAAATGGTTAATGTACGTAGCACCGTCAGACGCTATAGGTCTAATGGAGTACGACGCTGCCATACCTCCACTCATGTTGTTAGGGTGTGCATAAAGGTAAACACCACTCTCACCACCTAAGTGAAGCCCTTCATGGCCTGTGCCGTGGGTATCGATAACATGACCTCTTAGACTGTTACCTAACTCACCAGCACCAATGGTTGTGAAGTTACCGTCCTGAGATACGATTTCTCTAACGTGAAGCTTGTTGTGAACCCTTGTAGTCACCTTAAGGTCTATCTGACTAGTAGAGGCATTAAAGGCTGCACCGCTACTACCAACTTGCAGATGCCCGTCAGTCCGTAAGATACTAGAAGCACAGTAAATCCCATTACTAAAGTCCCCAGCATCGTTAACACGTAACCAACTATCGTCAAAACGAAAAGCACGTTTACCTTGGAACCCTATGATACGTTCATAAATTGCAACAGGTTGAGTACCTGAAGGCTCATGCCTGAAAGCTATATGATCATCCCCTGCGCCCATCCATAAACGCCACTTCAAAGCCCCTGCGGTTTTGAATAGGATGTTATTATCGTAAGAGGTTGAAGCCCTATCGATAACAAGGTTCGCATGGCCTGTGGAATCAAGGGTCAACATATCATTGTTAACACCACTCAGACGTAGCGCCCCTGCACTTATGCGCCTTAACGCTGGGTTATACTTAAGGTGTGAGGTACTTGTGTATAGTGTCCCTCCATTGTTTTCCCAAACGAGAGAGTAATCCGTGTTGTTAGAGGTGTGGTCGTTAGGCTTACGAGCAAAAGATGAGGCGTGAACCCCGTCTAGCATATCAGCGTCCAACCCACTACCTGATCCATCATTACCCGCTGTCCATACCTTGTGACCTCCTATGTCCATTTGGGATTTACTACCATGGAATACATAGTATTTACGAGCGTCACTCGTACCTGTCCTAATAGCAAAGGTGTGGTCAGTAGCGTTAGACCTGTATAAATACGGACCGTCTGCTGCGCCAATGAAAGCTGACCCTGCTCTAAGACTACCTACCGCAACCGTAGCGTTACCACTACCTCCGTTAGCGTCAAAGTAAACAACACTAGACTGATTACGGATACGTGCGTCATTACCCGTGGTGTCATTCAACCTAAGCCAAGGCTGAGCATTTTCTACAAGTAGCTCACCTGTGAACGTACCATTATTAAACGTAGGGCTAGACCCAGTGTTTAAGTATTGGTTGGTGAAGTTAACGTGATCTGTGCTGATCGTACCAAGCTCACCGTAAGTAGGCTTACGCCCTTGGTGATAAACATAATTACCGTCTAAATTGATATCTATGTTAGCTGGTGTGTCTGTGTCCTTGAACAGTCTCCAAACACCATCACGTACAAAGGACTTTATACCACTAGGGGTATCACCATCGTCATAATCTCTCAGGTAGATGTACCTACCGAGTCGCATATTATAACCATAGTCACCGTTAACAGCCATGAAAGAACTAGCGTGATAACCGTCAAGTTTATCAGCATCAAGCCCACTACCCGCACCGTCATTACGGTCAGTCCAGACTGTACTCCAAGCACCAAAACCTGTGGAACCTGCTCCCCTGAATCGTAGAGGGGGTGACGTACCAAAGCCTAGTGCTATCTGACCAGCATAACCGTTGTTATCGTTATGGTGCATGTGTATTACATGCTGCCAACCACCTAAACCAATGGCAGATGAATCTGAGATGGTATTGAAGCTGGTTAGTTTTGTGCTGTAATTATTGAGGTCTGTGCCACTTGTCTTGTAGTGTTGGTTTGGTAATTCAGCACCATCCCAGTTCTTAAATTCACGTGCCTTAATCGTACCTTCACGGGTAAGGTAAATATTAACGGTGTCATAGTTACTGATTGAAAGACCTTTAATGTCGGACGTACCACCATGACGAAATCTCAGGTAATTATCACTATGTACGTGCTGTTCAACCACGCCAGAGATCCCATCTCGTGAGAATACTTGTGGTTTATTAAAGTAAGTGGAGTTATTGAAGGTATATGTATTGGTTAATGTACCATCATTAAAATCGGCAATACGCTGCGGTAAATGACCTAAAGGGATCTGCCCTGTGAAGTTACCATAGTCTAAGTAAAAGGAGCCTTCCTGACCATTAAGTGTACTCGCAGCGCCCGCAGCACCACCACCTTGCACTTGTTGGATAGCCGTTACGCTAGATAGCTTAGGTGAGCCAGCAGGAGCCACCCAACCAGCAAAGTCCCTGTTCGTGATCTTAACTGTCACTAAACACTGGCCATTCATTACTAGGTCTTCGATGTTGAACGACTGTGCAATATTCAACTCAGTAATGTAGAAACCGTAAGAGTCTTCCACTCCGTTATGCTCAGAGATACGTACCCATTCCAGTTCGCTCCATGCCGCTGAACTGCTGCTACGGGTCTGTATGCCTATAGCTAGGTTCCACTTGGTATTGGTGAGTGTATTACCTCCCTGGCGCTTATGGTACTTGTCGTAGAAACGAAAGCTAACCGCAACGGAGGCTTCGTTGGTAGGTGTTACCGTGACCGTAGAGATTAACTCATTCTCCACTGGGTCAACCGCAGTAGAAGCCTGACCTGTCCTATCTGGCCCAGTGAACGAGCCACCTGTAGAACCTTCTGTCACAGGCATACGGATTTGATCCCATATTGCTTGCGAGAATACCGAAGGGTCATCAATAGTACCTGCACCTAAACCGGCATCGAGTATGAGTTTATTATTAGAGTCAAATCGAAGAACATCATTAGTACCGTCATTGACGATGATCGGGGAACCTAAACCAGAATCCAATAGAACTGATTTACCAGAAGACGTGTTACGCGCCTCTATGCGCGCACCGGTTAAGTTAAGGCCTGAAATCGTACCTGTTGCCTCAATGGTTTGGGCAAAAAGATCTTCAACATTAATCGCTTCCGCTGTGACAGTGCCTTTGGTAAGCAAGTCACCATGTACAGTTAAGGTAGGTGCAATCCACGATGTACCGTTAAACCTTTTTGTTGTGCTGGCGCTGTTGTCTGACTTTCGGTAAGTAAGGTGATCGTGATTGCGAGGGGTATGTCCGAAGTTAGATTTGAAATCATTGGACGCAGTAGAATTGGAAGGAAAAAGTCCACTGGCGTTAATGATGGTATAAAAACCTGGGCCTGTTTTACCGTCTGCCCCGTCAGATCCGTCCGCACCCTTAGCACCAGTTGGACCGGTAGCACCTACTGGCCCCTGTGGACCAATACTTCCATCGGCGCCATCTTTGCCGTCGAAACCGCGAATATCTTCTTCACCATTTATGCTTGTACCGTCATCAAGTATTAATTGACCACGTATAACACCACGTTTGTTTACAGTATCAAAGCTAATGAACGGCTGCAGAGTTTCATCGTTAAGAATGTTTACCTTGCTACCAAGTAAGTCCAATTTTCTTTGTGACTGGTCACCTGAAGAGTCAGTAGCTACAACCCCTGTAACCCGACCGTTAACGTCAGTGCCTAAGAAAGCTCTGGTAGATATATTACCGACATCATCCGTCAAGGCTTGAAAGAACGAACCGGCATTGCCTTTCACAACCGTACCATCCGGTTTAGTGATCGAAACACTTACCCTATCCATAGCTTCAGACAAGGGTAACTGAGACCACGTGCCACTGTTTGCCTCACATGACTCTTGGGTAGTGTCATCTGAAATAGTTCCACCGATAGTACAGTAACCAACTACGGACAATGTGTACTGTTCCGCTTCGGCTTTGGCAGTACCAATATCAGTGTCCATCTGTGCAGACAAATCAGTAATATCTTTGGCCAGCGCCTGATCTTGGGTAGTACGTGCAGTAGTTTCAGTATCTACAAGAGCGCGAATAGCTTCGTTATCAAGTTCTTCATAACTAGCTTCTAACGTTGAAGTTCTGGTACTAAGTGCTTGGTCGGCATCCGATAGCGCTTTAACTTCATCAGTAATACGTGCGTTCGTCGTTGAATCTTTACCAGTGTACTTGGTGTCCAACTCATCAATGCGAAGAGATAAAGCACCGTCCTCATCGGCACGTGCCGTTTCTTCCGATTCAATGCGTGCCACTAGTTGACCGTTATCAGTATCAGAGAAGTCTGCTTCTAGTTTGCTAGTACGTTGGGCAAGTGCTTCGTACTCATTAGCCCTAGTTGTAGACTCTTCTGTGATTAAGGCATTGGTTTGACTCAATGAACCGGACAGGCCTTGGAAGTTGGCTTCAAGGGTAAGCATTTGACCTGCAACTGATTCCAACTCATCCGAATAAGAATTCAGTTCTTCGGTAACATTTGACTCAACTCTAGCAAGGTCAGTAGTGACCTGTGTTTCAAGTTCGGTTAACGCAGATGCAACAGCCTCAGTAGCAGTCGATTGGCTAGTAAGTTCCTGTGTGATTCGTGAGTCTAGTTCGGCTCTGGCAGTATCAAACCCAGTAGAGATATCAGTGATCTGTTGCGCGGTAGCAGCGTTAGCTGTCGTACGCGCAATACGTTCTGAGTCAATAGCTGCATTAGTGATAGCTATTTCAGTCTGAAAAGTCGTGTTTAGTGACTCTACTGAGGACGCTACAACTTCAACTGCATTTACACGCGCTGTACGCTCCGCTACAACGCTTGCTTCTCTCAGGCTACGTTCATTCGCAATACTAGCGTTAAGCTCGTCACGCGCCTGTGTGAGCGCAGAATCAGCCGTTACTTGTGCTAGTTCCAGTCGTGTTATTTGTGCAAGACGTTCTTCAGTCTCAGTGGTGACTTTGGCAGTCAAGGTATTTACACGTTCGATAAGAGCGTTGCTCTCATCTACTGCTATGGTTAACTGCTCTTCAAGTAATGCAAGCGCGTTCTCACTTTCTAGGCCAAGACGTTGCTCAATTTGAACCATGTTAGAGGTAACTGTAGCAATGGAATCATTGATAAGTGAGATATTTGATGCAAGGTTTTGTGCGGCCAGTTCTTCGAGGTTTAAGTAGGCGCCAATGTAAGATGAATTGAGTTTGTCTTCTAATGTTGCAAGATCATCAATCAACGGCTTCAAACCAAGAAGGTCTAACAGGAAGTTAGAGTCTTCGGTAGCTGCAACAGATAACCCTAAAGAGTGTTCAGTCTGTTTACCTGCATAAGTTTCACCAACTAACCAGTAGAAGTAGTCAACGCCTGGTTCAACTGTATCAGTAAATGCTTGCGTTTCACTGTCACCAATGCACTCGGCTAACAAGAAGTCGTTAGACTTAGCGCGGTAAACGCGGGTCATGCGGTGATAGTTGGGTACGTTGGTCTCAATCCAAGATAAGTGAACACGTACAAAGTTACGGTCAGCAGCAAAGCCACCGAACTTAGTAGTGTTCGGGCCTTGGTTAGACATATAACCGTCACCTGATGCACCAGTCTCATAGAAAGAGAGCATACCTGATTGAGTGATCTCAATTACTTGCTCTGGCTCGGTAACACTAACGCCTAAACCAGAAGTAACAATTAGGTTTTGCTCTTCGTCCGTCAGTATTAATGGTTGGTCAGTTGATACATCAACTTCTTCGTTATGCACTCGGCACCTCCGAAGGAACGATGTTCTCTTTGATCAGTACGTTGGTCTGTAAGAGGGTTAAGGTTTCAGAATCTGGGTCAGTCAAGGTGACACCTAGTAGGAACTTAGATTCAAACTCTTCACCCAAGATACCATCGGTATCGCTAGGTTTGATTTTGAAAGAGATCTTCCCGTTAGGGCCATCGATATCAGCACTTACAGTTGCTGCTACCTTTGATGACAACGACTGACGCAAAACGAGTTTGGCACTGTAGCCTGTAATATCTTTTGGATTACCGTCACTGTCTTTGTAGACCAAGGTTAATGGGTAATGGCTATTGGTATAAAGCGTTCTAAGGGGCTTCATTGATACCTCGTTGCGAGATTATTAGGAGGGATGGGTATTTACTTTTGGGAGGGTTGTAGGTAAGTTGCGCGTGTCGGAGCAATTCCGATTCACTTCACCATGTATTGCACATGGTACTTCCCCCACACCCTTTCCACATAGGTTCTTCTATGCTTCATATCTACGGATATAAGGGTTGCCATTACTGTGAGTTAGCGCAAGAGTTGCTAACGACTAAAGGCATACCTTTCAATTATTATGACATCAAATCCCCTCAACAAAAAGACAAACTAGATTTTGTAAGAGATCAAGGTTTCCAAACTGTTCCTCAAGTGTATGACGAAGAGCGTCATGTCGGTGGCTACACCGAATTATTCTCTGAAGTTATGAAGGGGAATATCACCAAATGAGTCAGCAACTATCAGAGTTTTTCACTCGCGAAGAATTTGAGTGTCAATGCGGCTGTGGCCATGACACTGTAGACGCACAACTTCTCCACATTCTTAACTGGGTTCGTGATTACTTCGGTGAGCCAGTAACTATCTCTTCAGGTTGTCGTTGCGAAGCGCACAACAAAGCAGAAGGTGGTGCTAAGAACTCATTCCACCTATACGGCAAAGCTGCTGACATCAAGGTACGTGACGTAACGGCCAAAGAAGTATTCCAGGCACTTGTCGAGAACTTCCCTTACGAATATGGCTTCATTGAGTACTCATCATGGGTGCACATCGACTGCCGTGAAGAGTCATACCGCGAGGAACTGTAATGAGTTGGGACAACGTTAAAGACGCGATCGGTAAGTATGCCCCCTTACTAGCTTCGCTAGTCGGTGGCCCTAAAGGATTTGCAGCACAAGCCATCATAGCGAAAGTGTTAGGTACATCGACTGACCCTACGGAAATGGCGCAAGCGTTATCTGACCCGCACAGCGAAGTACACCTAAAAATTGAGGCTCTTGAAAAAGAGCACGAAGTAGAACTTACCAAATTGGCTTTAGAAGCCCAACGATTAGAAACAGAAGATAGATCTGATGCACGAAACAAAAACACCGGCAGTGATATGCCCGCCTTCATTGTTATCGCCCTCACGCTTATGGCTGGTATATACGGCTACTCACTCATGTTCTTCGACATCTCAGAAGAAAATCGTCCATTAGTCATTGTTTTTGCTACACAACTTATGACTTTATGGGGTGGTGCTGTCGCATATTGGGTAGGAACTGCTAAGAAGAATGGGGAGGAACAAACTGTTAGGTCGAGGATAACCTAATAGATCATTTAAAAACGACTTAATAGTTTAAGTATTAAAAAAACCCACTTAATTGTGGGTTTTTTATTTATTTAACGTTTAATTAAATATATAGTGATCAAAATGATTTATACAGTTAATAAAGGTGCGTAAATGGATCTGAGCAATTTAGTTAAGCTCAAGACACAGAACTTTCCTCGTCGTTACGCGATGATTACGGTGAAGGGAGTCCGTAAATTAGCTTGTAACTTAAATGAAGAGTGGGTAATCGACTCTACCTGCAAAAGCATTAATGAACTTCTAGAGCAAGGCGTTGTTGGAGAAGAAGCTGTTCAGGGTTGGGTAAACCTTCAGCCTACCGCTTCCCACTAGCCCTAGCTTTTAGAAATACATCGGCATAGGAGCGTATGCTTTGTGAACCAACGAAGCCTATGACTCCGCCGATGAATACAGTCCAATTCTGATCTAGCCCCATTGCCTCTACACCACTAGCACCCACTACCGCAAGCGCACCACACAGTACTGACTCTAAGCCCATACGAATAGCTGACGTTTCTTCCTTGTCATAAATAACACGCAATAGCGCGATAACTACTGCAAGTAGAACGCTTAATATTGTTGGTGGAATTTCTTTAATTTGTTCGAACATTTTGGAAGGACTTATCATAGGAGGGAGTGTAACTTTAGGGTTGAATATACAGGGAATTTAACTGAATTTCGTCACTAAAATAAGTCTAATAAAATTAAAGGGGCCGAAGCCCCTTTTTTAATTTTACTTGATCCGATTATTGAGAGACTGCGACTGTCGCCGACCCCGTTAATTCAACTTTATACTGCCCATTCGGGAGTGAAACTTTAACTAACTCATCAGTATCAAATTCTTTAATTTTTACGTAATTTGGTGCTCCAGCGGTACGAACCAAAAGTGAAGCAGTACCTCCGCTTAAATTGCATTGAAATAGTTTTTCCAATTCAAATGTTGAGTATTCTTTGTTGTTTACTAAGCGCATTGTTATTCCTATGGTTGATCGCTTTCTATTGTGAAAATTGCTTGTAATTGTTGCCCATGATAGTCCGAAATAATTACTTCGAGATCATCACCGTGTTCATCCATAAGCGACTGTATTGTCGCTAAAAGATTTTCTTCTTGTGTTTCGGTATTGGATAAGTCAACCGACTTAACTACGGTTAATCCAGGCAAAAGAGGAAATACACTAAATTGCCCGTATTCAGCACACGCTGAGAAATGCTGCTTAAGTTGTGCGTACCTTTCAGACTTTGAGGTTGTAAGGTGCAATAGGTAACGTCTATCGGTCATAAGCGTACTCCAATACAGTTCCGTCGCGTTTGAGCCAGTCCCCAGAAGGTAATCGAGTGTGTTGCTGAGAGTACTCGTCAACAAAGTTGTAGGCTGTAAGAGGGTTAGTTTTATCTGCATGGTTATCTATTTCAGCGCCTTCTTGAATTACATTGTTAAGTGGCGCATCCAAGACTAGACTCCCGTTGAACTGGTTTCCATGCCAAATTTTTAGCCCGTAAAGTACACCGCTAATACTGTATGACGAGCCATCATCTCTGCGACCAAAGAAGTCAATCTCTTCTGTACCAACAATGTCCCAACTTGACGTTGCCCCTTGAAGTTCACCGTCTACGAAAATATAACCTCTAATCCCGTCTACTAGGCGGAAGTTAACTCTATGGACGCGACCATCATTAAAGTTGAGGTTGCCAGTTTCAACCAATCGCGCTGTGTCACTTCCATCACGATAAATGAAGAAACGTACAGTAGATTCAGTTACATCAGCGAACACCCCTTTTGTTCTATCGCGTTGACAAGCGAAGATTGAAGCGCGGCTAGATATACCAGTACTAATGTAAGCCTCTACTTCAAAGTTCTTGGTCATAGCCAAAGAGTTTCTAAGTCTTAAGTGCGACTTAGCGTAAGAAGAGAAGTGCGTAATAACCCTACGCTCAGTGAAGGAAGTATCTGCCCCCGTACACGGTTGGACAGGGTTTTGTAATACTGTGGAACCAATAGGGTTTACGGGAGCAGGCAGTCTGAACTTACTTTCTGTGTATTGAACCCAGTGACTATTATCAGTAGGCCACGTGCCCTCTAGTCTGTGCATTCTGCCTGTGACTTTGTTGCCTATGTATTGACCCCTATTACCGAAGTCATTTGCGTCAATATCCACTAACCCCTCAATGGAGAAGGAGTGGAAGCCTCCGTCAAAGTAATGGTCAGCATTACTTTCAGGGTTATTCACGAAACCACACAAGTAGAGAGTATCTAGTGTAGATATAAAACCAGGGTTAGAAGGTATTACGGAGTAACGAAACTCATTATCTAAGAATAACGTCAACTCTGTACCATCCCACACCATAGCAACCTCAAAGTAGACACTCATAGGGTGCACTCTGGCATCAGCATTGGGGGTTCTACCGTCAGAAAAGATTTTAAGACGACCCTCATCAAAACCCACACCAACGTGCTCATTGCTACTGGTGTCCTTTAGCGCGAAAAGAGGGTTGATGTTTGTGGTATCAGTGGCAAACCCTCGCCAAGTCGCCGTAAATGGACCAGAAATATGTATATCTGGGATGATTGCTTGACCGTTACCGGAGAAAGCTAGGTATTGATTCATAAATTATACCCACCCATACGGTTTAGTTCGCTGTGTAGTAGGCGTGGGCGTTCTAACCATGCCGCTATCTATCAGTTCTTGGATTTGCAGTACAAATTCCTGAAGTTTCATTTGACCTTCTTGAATAGACTCTGCACTGCCTCCGCTACCAATTACCTTTGAAGCCACGAAAGTTAATAGCGGCTCGATAACAAAGTCAGGTACGTCGATCTCAATAGCATCTGGGTCAATGCGCCTTGATACAGGTAACTTAGGGTGATTGCCTTGGTAAGTGACAGTGAAGGTATCATCTGCCGGCTGCTCAAAAGTAACGGCACGGTCAGCTACGGTAATCGTCGCATCGTCCATATCGTCATTGAGTACGAGTGACTCACCATCTGAACCAATAACCTCACTGATAACAAGTATGTTGTCTTGGAACGGGCCATCAATACCCTCGACCCAATCAGCCGTACTTCTCAGCTCGTAGCGCATCTTGCCGCTTGTCGTACTTAAGCGCACAGAATCAATTCTAAGAGGGAGTTTAGTGTGAATACGGGTAAGCCCCGTGTTGATAAAAGAAATGATGCGAGGATAGTCCTTGTTGGCTATTTTGCCTGCATCATCAGTCCCTACCCCGTACTGGGATAGTTCACCGTAAGATAGGTGATCGAAAAACTCAGAAAGTAACATTGTATTCCTGTTTTAAACTAGGTAGGAGGAAAGGCCGTAGTCGTCTTCTTCTTCGTCAGAATTGAGATCCCAGATATCAGTCTCATCATTACTGCCGCGCATAGGTGCGTCTTCTGAAGGTCGCCACGTGTTAAGGAGGGAAAGCATTGAAATGGTATCTATGAAGTCATCGTGCTTCGACTTAAAGCCGCCCTTGGAGGCAAGCGATAGTTCGTCCATGGCTTCAAGCATCTCTTTGCTCTTCTTGCGTTCAATAGGAAAGTACATCTTCCCCATCTTGAACATCGGTAAGATAGTGTTAAAGCGCACCATCTTTTGTGTGTTAGGTCTAATGCCTGGATTGCCGTTGTTGTTCTCTGAAGCCAACTGGAAATAGATACTACGAATAAGCATCTGTTCCTGCACCCACTGAACAAATCCGCCCTGCTGTCCACTGACCTCAATACCCACTTCTTGTGGTCGGTATATCTGAGCCAATCTAAACAAGTCGTTAATGTTTGCGTCCATGAGCTGCCGCTCAACAACACCATCTACCCAGAACCAGTCACCATTACTATTCAACGCCCATACGCTAATTACTGAGTAATCGGCACTGGTACGCTCTGACGTTGCAAAGTCAGTCGTAATGTAGAAGTTAAACTTTTCTCTGTTCGTAAGAACAGACTGCAACTTGTACCATCGTATGTCTGAATCACGTACCAGACGGTCTTCATCTGACATGATACGAAGCATAAGTTCTTGGTTGAATGTATCGACCTTACCTATCTTAAGCGCTATGTCGTACTGTTCTTTAACGTAGTCATAGGTAAAGCGGTCAGGCCATGAGCCACGAAACTCTTCACGTGTACAAGGGAACTTCTCACATACAGGGAATACGTTAACTTCCCATGCACCTGACTCAACGGCTTTGTATAGGGGGTCTTTCGCGTTGAACGGTGTACCAGACCAGATAATCATATTCTGCGCTGGCGCAAGTGCGTAGGTAACGGCCTTGTATATGGTGGCCTCTACGTTCTCTATGATCGTAGGTGACTTCGCATCTTCATCCGAGAATAAGTCATCGAGTACTGCAAGCTGTGGTCGCTTACCCATCTCTTTAGCACCACGAACACCCGTCTTAGCACCGTAACCCTTGATGATGAACTTCTTACCATCAGCGTTCACGAACTCCCAACGAATATCTGTGAAGCGTACCGTAGGTACGACTTCACGAAGGAAGTCAGAGTTTTCCCAACGGAACTCAAGGTTCTTACGCATGTTCTTAACACCGTTATCGATGCTATCTGAAACATACAACGCCAGGTCAACATAACCGAACCCGGGCAACTCACCATAAGTAGCGATATACAAGAACAGGTATTCACCCATTACTGTAGTCTTCGCAATACCACGGTGACACAGGTTAACTATTCGCGTACCACCATGAGAGATAGTGTCTAGCATGTAATAGTGAACCAATGGGGTTAAGTTCTCTTCCCCGTCAGCACCGTTCACCATCTTGATGAAGTTAACGAACTCTAGGGCGAAGGCCGAAGGCACGTAGCCCGCAGGGGCTGAGTAATCAACAGCGTTTAAGTAGTCCTCTACAGTCATTATCGACTGAAGGGCTTCAGCTACAGGGTTATGCATCGTCCACCTCTTCAAAAGAGGCTTCAATAATCTTACTGTGCGCTACTTGTTGTGCATGGCCTGCACCAGATTCAATGAAGGTACGTTGTTGTGCAGCAAGTTCTGCAGATGTGCGCTTAAGCTGACTGATAACACTGTCTTCTTTAACGGTAATATCCAGTTCAACTTGTTGCTTCTCAGGCATCTTAAGCTGAGTAAGAATACTATTCGCAGCATCACTACGAACCTTCTCACTCTGAGCAGTCATCATTAACTCTGCTTGAACATTAAGAGCTTGTTGATAAAGGTCTTGGTTTAGTACGTAGGAAGGAATTAAGGTTTGTTCGAGAATGAGATTAACCAGTTTGGACTTGTTGTATGCAGTCACATAACTGGCAATGTCTTTAGGGTGAATACCTTGCTGATTAAACCTTTCTATCTTATCGGGGAATGTGAGGGAGTAAGCTTTGATATTAGTGCAACCCATCAGCTTATAACTGACATAGCGAACCGCATCTAAATAACTACTTATCTTAAACTTACCGTTCTTAAGAACATGAGTGTAACTCATTAAGTTCTCACGGTAATTCTCGTACATCTCAGGATCTGAAATAGTGGCATTGATACCGTCAATCAGTTCCTGATTAATACTCTTCTTAAACTGCGCAGGTAACGCAGATTTTATTTCATCTACTGTAAGTTCTGACATTGGAGAGGTACTTCAAGGAAGGAATTGTGAGGTGTAACTGGGCTGTACTGATGACAGGCCCGAAGGAATGACTACTTTAACACTGAATGGATGATCAGCAAAGTCTCGAGTGATTGGTCAAATAATATACCGAAACTTTTGTAGATTTTTAATAATTAGGTACGAGTGTATTACTACCGTATTTTCGTTTAAAAACGAAACCTACCCCCCCCC